GACATCGGCCCGATGACTGTGGTGTTCGATTCGGCGATGGAATTCCCGACCGCGAAGGGATGATGACGGCATGCCCGTTCTGACGTACTCGTTCAAGCCGCACGCCCGGCAGCTCACGGCGATGTCGACGATCACCGACGAACTGTTGTACGGCGGGGCCGCCGGCGGTGGCAAGTCCAGGTGGGCCCGTGCTGAGGGTGTGCGGATGTGCGTGCAGGTCCCCGGCTGTCGGGTGATCCTGTTCCGCCGGACCCGAGGCGACCTCGAGCGGGCCGTCGTCGACTACCTGAGGCAGGAGATCCCCCGCGGCCTGGCCCGGTACGTCCGGAACCGCCACCAGTGGGAGTTCCAGAACGGGTCGGTGTTCGAGCTTGCCTACCTCGAAAACGACGCTGACCTCGAGAATTACCAGGGTGCCGAATACCAACTGGCGATATTCGAGGAACTGACGCAATTCAGCGCGAAGCAATACCGGTACCTACTGAGCCGGCTTAGGACCAACAGCCAGACGGTGAAGGACCGGATGAACGAGCTCGGTATCCCGTCGAGGATGATCGCCACGACGAACCCCGGCGGCCCCGGTCACGGGTGGGTGAAGGAACGGTGGGTTGACCACCTGCCCCACGGGGTGCCGTTCACGCCGGCGGTCACCGAGCTCGACCCGGAACCGCTCGAGCGGTGCTACATCCCGGCGAAGCTATCCGACAACCCGTCCCTCGACCAGGTCGCCTACCGGAAACAGTTGAACTCGCAGGACCCGACGATGCGCCGGGCCCTGCTCGACGGCGATTGGGACATCCTCGAGGGTGTCCGGTTCGCCCAGTGGCGGAAGAACGTTCACGTCATCCCACCGGATATGCCTCACCTGAACCTCGACGTCCTGGCCGGGTTCCCACGGGTCGTCGCAGTCGACTACGGGTCCGAGGCCCCGTTCTGTGCCCTGTGGGGTGCGCTGCTCCCCGACAACCTGGTGGTGATCTACCGGGAGGCATACAAGACCGGTCTGACACCGTTGGAACAGGTCGAGTTGATGAAGTCCCTCGAGGTCGACGGGGAACGGATGCCACCGACCCGGCCGATCCCGGTCGTCATGGATCCGGCTATGTGGATTCGAGGCCCGAACAACCTGCTCAAGGCGATCAACCGGGACGAACCGCCACCCGGGTCGATCGCCTACACCTACGGCCGCGGGTTCGGGATGGGCACGATTGTCCGGGCGATCAACTCGAGGATCGACGGGTGGGCCCTGGTCGACGAGCACTTGAGGGTCAGACCGGACGGGTTGCCGCGCCTGCTGGTGATGGAGACCTGTACGAACCTGATCCGCACCCTGCCGTCCGTCCCGAGGGACAAACGGCACCCTGAGGACGTCGACACGAAGTCGGAGGATCACGCCGCGGATGCGCTCCGGTACCTGCTGATGCACTACGCCCGGGGTGCCCGGCCACGCGGGATAACGACGGTGGGCCGTCGGCCTGCCCCCGGGACTGCTAGTTTGGGCGACAGGCAGTTTTAACCTGGCCCGCCGCCCCGGTTATATGTGCCAGATCCACGGTTTCCCCCCAACCATTCGGAAGGAATTTCCTGTGAACGATTACGTCGCACCGCCCGAGGTTCCGGTTCCGTCCGGGCCGCCGGCACGCCCGTCGGGTCCGACCGCCGACCAGATGCACGCCTGGTTTGCGTTTCACCCGGCGGACACCCCCGAGAAGGTCGCCGCATTCGAGGTGTCCCGGCAGGCGTTCGGTGAGCTGCTGGACACGCTGCTGGACGTGCTCCCCGAGGGGCCGGACAAGACGACTGCGGTCCGGTCGTTGCACGCCGCGTCGATGCAGGCCCATTCGTGCCTTGCGATCAACGGTGGTCCGCGGCCGGGTTCGTTCGGTGTGTCGGATCGTCTGGCCGAGTTCCGGCCGAATCCGTTGCAGGCTGACGGGGCCGTGATCCCGACCCGTCCGGCGATCCCGTCGGACCTCAGGTCGGACGAGCGATGACCGGCCCGAAGGTCCCGCCCGAGCCGGTCCCCGTCGACATCGTCGTCGGCGAAAATGTCATGTTCAAATGCGAAACGATGTGCCGGTTCGTCGGTGGCCCGCGCCACGGACAAACCGGGATCAGCGCTGGAACCGCCCAGTTCGTCGCCGACCGGGTGCTGATCGACCCTGACCCCGAACCGGTCACCATCGACGGCGTGCCCTACCAGGTTGCCGGGGTGTTCGACGGCGTCACCTACTACACCGTCGCCGGGTACAAGATCGGGACCGTCGGCGCGTTCGCGACGATGCCGGACGTCGTCCCGGCCGAGGACGTCGACTACACCCGGGCATTCAAGCACCGGAAGATCCATGGTGCGCTGATCCGCATGGTTGATCAGTACCGCGGTGACGGCCAATCGTGGGTGCTCTGGTCAACGTTCCGGCAGTGGGAAGAACCGGTCGATGGTGGGTCGAAGATGCTCGCCTCAGTCGGTGTGATCCATCCGGAACGGGTGGACGTGCCGGCGGACCGTGATGTGACCTTGCCGTGGGAGGAATGAACGATGACTGATCAGCACCCGGCACTAGGCCCGGCTGTTCCGTACGGTGATGGCGACCTCGAGCCGTTGCAGATGTACCGGGTCACCGACCTGGACATACCGGCAGCGGTCGACCCGTGGTCCCTCGACGGTGGCACCTACTCCGGCCGGACCATCATGAACACCGTCCGTGATGGTCACAACGGGTCCGGCAACCTGCTGGTGCAGGTGTGGCCCGGCGCGTTGCACAACCCGGCGTCCCGGGCGTGCTCCCAGGGTGCCGACCGGACCGAGCACGACCCGGCCGCCCAGTGCCCGATCTGCCAACCTGACCCGGCGAACCCGTGGCCGTTCTGACCCCGCCACCGGTCGTCCACTACGAGGACGGCGACGTGACCGTCTGGCACGGCGACAACGTCGTAGCAATGGCACAGATGCCGGCCGATTCCGTCGATGCCGTGGTGTGCGACCCCCCGTACAACCTCGAGTTCATGGGTCACGGGTGGGACAAGGTGATTGATTTTCAGACCTGGTGCACCCAGTGGGCGACTGAGGCGTTCCGTGTCCTCAAGCCGGGTGGGCACCTGCTCGCATTCGGGGCCCCGAGGACCGCTCACCGACTCACCGCCGGCATCGAGGACGCCGGGTTCGACATCCGGGACGGAATCGCGTGGATCTACTCCAACGGATTCCCGAAGTCCGCGAACGTCACCGACGGCATGACCGCCTACCTCGACGGTGTGCCCCTGGTCGTCGACGAGGGCCGCAGGTTGGCCGCCCTGCCGATCACGGCGTTCCTGGCGGCCGCCCGTGACGTCGCGGGGTGGACAAACGCCGACATCGACCGGCTGTTCGGCACGTCCGGTATGGCCGGGCACTGGACGACCCAGGGGAAGCAACCGGCCGCGCCGACGTGGGAACAGTGGTCGATCCTGCGGGCCGAACTGGGATTCGACAGCTCGATGGACGCCGCGGTGATCGAGTACGGCGCGAAGAACCGGGCCCCGGAAAGGCTCGAGCCGGACGGCAGGCCGTTCCTGAACAACCTGCGGAAGGACCGTGCCGCCCCCGGTGCGACCGGTTGGGGAACGGCCCTGAAACCCTCCCAGGAACCGATCACGGTGGCCCGCAAACCGTTCAAGGGCCCGACGATCCGGAACGTCGCCGACCACGGCGTCGGTGGGCTGAATATCGACGGGTGCCGGTCCGTCGACGATGACGGGGTGGAGCGGTGGCCGGCGAACGTCGTAATCGACGCCGACACCGCGGCCGTCCTCGACGAGGTGACCGGCTCGAGGGAACCGTGGTCGGAAGAACCGGTCGACGGCGCAGCCCGTTTCTACCCGGTGTTTCGGTACCAGGGGAAGGCCGCCCAATCGGAGCGCCCCAGGGTCGCCGGTGAGGGTCACGTGACGGTGAAGCCGCTCGAGCTGATGCGGTGGCTCGTCCGGCTCGTCACCCCACCAGGTGGTGTGGTGCTGGACCCGTTCGCCGGGTCAGGGACAACCGGTGAGGCCGCGCTGGCCGAGGGTATGCGGACGGTGCTGGTCGAACAGCACGGCCCGTATTTGCCACTGATCATGCAACGGGTTCACCGGTCCTACCCGACGTTGCCGTTCGAGGTGGGGCCGTGAGCATCCGCCGGCCGATGTCGGTCGTGAAGAACGATGTGCGGGCCGCTGAGACCGAGCGGATCGCCGGGTTGCTCGAGCGGGCCGCCGCGTTGCGTGCCGACGACCCTGACCCGCGGTCGGCGCTCGCCCGCCGGGTATATCTCGACGCGGCCGCCCTGGCCCGAGCTGATCCGGCCGCGGTGGAGCGGTCGAGCGCCCGGCAGGAACGAAAACGGCTAACACCGTGATCGGCGGTGTCGTCTACCCGGTAGACGTCCGAACGGCGGTGGTGCTGCTGTCCGTCATCGTCGTGATCGGTGTGGGTGTGTGGGTATCCCTGAGGGAAGGCCGGTGACCCGGTATCCGTCCCGGTGGCAGAAGAACCGCCGGCGGGCATTCCTGTCCGCCGCACAACAACAGGAGGAACCGATGTCCCAACAGGTCAGCATGACCCGAACGGTGGTCTACACGCTCAGCGCGCAGGACGCCGAAGAGATCAACAAACGCCGCAACGACTGGTTCGACGAGGTGACCCGGATTCGGCAGGTCGCCCGCGAAACCGGTGAGCCGCCGGAATTCATCGGCTACCAGGCACACGCCGGGAACCCGGCCAATGAGGGCGACGAGTTCCCGGCCGTGGTCGTCCGGGTCAACGCTGGCGGGACGGTGAACCTGCGGGTCACCCTCGACGGCACCGACGACCTGTGGGCGACGTCGAGGGCCGAAGCTCCGCTGGACCTGGACAAGGACGGCAACGAGACGATCGGCAGTCCCGGCCGGTGGCACTGGCCGACCCGGGTCTAGGCTCACCGGCACCCCTTCCACAAGGTGCGCTAGTGTCGTCGGTGTCTCCCGTCCAAGAGGTCGCCCAGACAAACAGAACGGCCCGACCGGGCTCACCACCCGGTCGGGCCGTTCTGCTGTCTCAGGACAGCAACCCGGGCACCATCCCACAACGGCCGCCCGACGTCGGGAACACTCCGCACCATGACCGTTGAACAGATCACCGTCGACACCCGGCACTCGACGATCGGGGCCGACGTCGCCGTGACCCGCGGGCTCGAGGTCCACCCGCTCCGCATGGTGAAAGGCGACTACCTGAGGACCGCCGAACCGTTCAACGTCGACGTGATCGGCGGTCTGGCCGTGTTCAACGTCGACACCACGTTGCCCGGGCAGGTGATCAAATTCGTCGAGCTGTGGCCCACCGGCACCACCAGGTGGTGCCAGGTCACCGACTCCCGCCCGTATCACCTCCTGGTCGACGTCGACCGGCGGACCCTCGACCCCGTCGGCCCGCAACCATCCCCGGCGTGGGTCGCCTACGTCGAGGGGCTGATGGAGTCCTACGACACCGCGGCCGAGCTGGTCGGCAACGCAGACCAGGCCGTCACCGACGCCGTGGCGGCCGCGGTCCGTGCTGAGGCCGCCGCGATCGAGGCCGAGCTGTCCGCCGGCGGGATCGGGTCGGCGGTGGAGGACGCGATCGCCGCTGCTGCTGAGGCCGCGGCCGCCGCGCTCGGTGCGCAGGAATCGTCGGCGACGTCGGCCACCCAGGCCGGTGTCGCGACGTCGGCTGCTGGTGCTGCTGGTGGGTCCGCCACGGCGGCCGCGGGTTCCGCCGGGGCCGCGGCCGGGTCGGCGACGACAGCGATGACGGCGGCCGGGACGGCCACCGGGGCCGCCACGAACGCGAACACCGCCCGGAACCTGGCCGAGGACGCCGCAAACGACGCCCACCAGGACGCGATTGCCGCCGCAGGATCGGCCACCAGCGCGAACACGGCACGGGTCGGTGCCGAGACTGCCCGGACCGGATCGGAAACGGCTAGAACCGAATCGCAGACCGCCCGAACCGACGCGCAGACCGCCCGGACCGGTGCTGAGACCGCACAGTCCGCGGCCGCCGGGTCGGCCACCGCGGCCGCCGGATCCGCTACTGCCGCCGCGGACAGCGCCGCCGCGGTGGCGAACTACTACCCGTCGATACCGCAATTCACGGCCCCCTACCGTGCCGCCGCCGGCAACGGCCCGCCCACCGTCGGCGTGTCGATCAGCCCGACAGCGTCGCCGTCGTCCCTGATGCAGCGGAACACCGCCGGGCAGGCCGTGGCCGTCGCACCGACCGACCCGACCCACCTCACCCCGAAGCAATCGGTCCTCGACGCGCTGCTCGCATCGAACAACAACGGCACCCGGACGAACCTGGCAACGAACCCGTCATTCGAGACCGTCGTCGGCGGAACGGCCCTACCTGGCACCGGCGGTGTCGCCGCACTGACCCGGGCAACCGTCGGTGGCGCGAAATTCGGGACGTCCTACCTGCGGTCACTGTGGTCGACCAGCTCGACGGCCGCCGGCGGGAACCTGGCCGGCGGTGGCCTGTCCGGGATCTCCGGGGTGTTCAACACCACCCCCGGCGCGACGTATTCGATGTCGGCGTGGGTCCGACCGTCCAAGACGATTTCCCTGATGCTCCGGTTCGACCCGACCGGGTTCGCCGCTGTCAACGGCCCGGCGGTGTCCTGCCCGGCGAACACCTGGACACGCCTCACCGTGACGACAATCGCCGGTGGCACCACCGCGAACTCGAATGTCCTGGTCGCCGCTGGTGTGGCCGCCCCGACGTGGTCCGCCGGTGACACCCTCGACGTCGACGGGATCTGTGTCGAGCTCGGTGACACCCCGGGTGAGTATTTCGACGGTGCGTCGCAGAACGCCTACTGGACCGGGACGGCCCACCAGTCGTCGTCGGTCGGTGTGTTCGACGCTGTCACCGTTGAGTCCCTGGCGGCCGCGGTGGCCGGTGTTCTGGCCCAGGCATGGCCGCTGTCGATGGTCACGGCGAAAGGCGACCTGATCAGTGGGTCGGCCGCCGGGGCCCTGTCTCGCCTGCCGTCGACGTCCGTCACCGACGGTGCGTTCCTGATGAAGAACGCCGGCGGGGCCGGTGGCATGTTGTGGTCGACGTACCCGTTCCTGTCCGGCACCGGGTCGCCCGAGGGCAGTAGGGTCGCGCCGCCCGGCACCCGGTACGTCGACACGAACAACACGTTCGGTGTGCCCGAGTGGGTCAAGCGGACCGGCACCGGCAACACCGGGTGGACGCCCGTTGTCGGCGACACCGGGTGGCGATCGGTGTCGATCGACGCCGGCAGCTCCGGCACGGCTACGAACGTCCTCATCCGCCGGTCCGGTGACCTGGTGATGATGGAGATCATCGGGTTCGCCTGCCCTGACGGGTCGCCGTCGCAGCCGATTCACACCCCGGTGGCCGGGTTCCGTTCCCGTGGCGGGACGGCCGTCTATCAGCCGTTTCGGGCATCCGGGACGACCAACCTGATCAACATCTACATGGCCGGCGGTGGATCGGTGTCGTTCTCCGGAACGTGGGCATCGGCGAATGGTTCACTGAATGCCCGTGTCCAATGGCTGACGTCCGATGCGTGGCCGACGAGTCTCCCAGGGAGTGCAGCATGACCGATTTCGCCGATTACGACGACGACCAGCTCGAGGAATTGAGGCTGGCCGCGGTGAACGAACAGGAACGCCGGGACCGGGTTCGGCAGGCCCCCGGGCAGGCCGCGCAGTTGGCGATCCGGATGAAGGCCGACGGTGGGGATGTGGCCGAGCTGATCACGGCGATCGAGTCGGTTCCGCCGGCCGCCCCCGAGTAGGCCGGACGTCCGCCGGTATATTTTCTGGCATATTTGCCACCCGGTTGTCACTGAGATTCGTTGTGTGGCAACGGGTCTGCAATCGGGTGGAAGATCGTTTTCCACGGATCTGTCACGGTGGCCGGCCGGGGTGTGACATTCGGCGTAGAAGTTCTACCGCGGATGTCACACCCCGTTGCAAGGTTGTCCTGTTCAACCCTAGACAGCCCCGCCCCCGACGTGTTCAAATGTATACAGACCCGATGGAGCCGCCACCCGGGCCGACAGACAGGACACGTCATGCCCGACACCACCGCCCCGATCACCCCCCGCGAACTGATGGCCGAGCTCAGCGTTCCCGACCACGACCAGGACGCGTTCCTGACGTTCACCAGGATCACCTACGACGACATCGACGCGCCGCTGACCGCCGAGGACGCCGCAGTCATCCGTGAGGTCGTCGGCGACTGGAACGCCACCCCGAACGTCTGACCCACCCCCAACGGCCCCGACCCCACCAGGTCGGGGCCGTTCCGCATACCCCCTGAAAGGCACCCCGCGTGAAGATCACCGCGACACAGATCATCATCGAACTCGACGAGCTACCCGCCGTCGAGGTCCGCAAGTCCGACGGCACCCTGAGGACCGGATTCGCCCCCGGCACCGAACCCGAACCCATCGACACCGGATTCCGGTACTTCGAGGGCACCCACGTTCGGGCCCGCGGCATCGGATTCGAGTACCCGGCCGCCCTGATCCTCGACACCGTGAAGGCCCACCTGGCCCTGTTGGTGGCCGCCGAGACCAGGCGCACGGAGAAGCTGAACCGGGCCGTCGACAAGGCCCGGACGGCGTACGAGGCACGGATCCGCGCGGCCGAGCCGTTCGACAACGCCTACATCGAGGCCCAGTTTCAGCGGGTCCGGGCATTTGCGGCCGACGTCGCGACGAGATTCCCCGCCGAACCGACCCCGGCCCCCGTCATGGTGAGCACACCGCCGCTGGTCGTGTCCGGGTCGTGGCCGGTCGTCAACCCCGGCGAACCGATGAACGCGCCACAAACCCTGTCGGTGACTGTCTCGGTGTCCAGTATGGAGCTGGCCGCCGCGGTGGAATGGTTCGAGGATCTGAACGTCCGGCGGGCCCCAGACCCGGCCTGGACCGCGCAACGGAGAATGCTGAACCGGTACTCCGATGCAAGCGAAACCGACATGGCGTTCGGTCACTTGCCGCCCGGCCTGCAATGGTGCGTGAACACCCTCAGCAAGTCCGACGGGCTGGACAAGATCCGGGCGTTGCTCGAGCAGGTCGAGTCGGTGCATGAAGTGCCGGTGCCGAACACGCGGATCCGGGCCGACGAACTCACCGATGCTCACATCGGCCGGTGGTTCAACCGCACGATGGACAACGGGGAGATCATTCACGCCCGGATCACCGATACGGGCCGTCCCCACGGGGGAGACACCTATTTCCGGTCGACGTGGGGCCCGCACACCGTCGACAACAACACCGTGCTTGAGCTGTTCCCGGTCGGCTACACGGGGCCCGACGGTGGCTGATCTCATCGGGGGCCGGTGCCCGTACATGGCTCACGACAACTGCCAGTGCTCGAGCCGTGAGGGTCACCAGTCCGAGCACACCTGTTCCGTGTCGCACGCCGACGTCCCGGTCCGGCAGGCCGGGAACCTCACCCGCGACCACCTGAACACCACCATCGCGTTCCGCTCACTGGCCCCCGGCAGAGACGTGTCCGGGGTGCTGTTCGCGTTCGCTCAGGGGCCCCGCGACACGCGGTTGTTCCTCGACGACGACCGGCAAAGTGGGTACGTGGTGAATCCGACCAGCCGGATCTCATTCCCGACCCCCCGACCCGTCAACACCACCCCACCAACCACCGATGTGGAGATCCAATGACCGACACGAAGCCGCCCACCGGGTTACCGCGCTACGAGCACGACCCGACCACACACCGTGTCGAATGGACGATCGGTCGGTACGCCGTGAGCGGCCGGATCATCTGTAAGGGCACCGAATGCCGACTGACACACCTGAGCGGTGACGAGTCGTGCCACGCCGTCACCGGATCAACGATCGGGTCGCCGTGCTCGTGCGGTGGAATCCTGACCGACGCCGGGCACTGCAACTTCGATGAGTGGATCAGCAACTCCGGCGATATGGCCGAGCAGTATTCCGGCCCACCCGATCAGCCGTTGCGGGACGGCCCGATCATCTTCGACTGGGAAGGCCAAGACTCCGGGTATTCATGGTTCTACGTCGTTCCCGAACCGGCGGTGCCGGCCGATCAGACGGCGTTCATGGCCGCCCGGGATCTGACCGAGGAACACACCGGCCGACAGGCCCACATCGAGGGTGACACTGACCCTGTGTGGATCACATCGGTCACTCACCTGGTCTGTCTCGACGACTGTGGCGATTTCACCATCGACGCTGACACCCGGGTCACCCTCCTGCCCGAGAGTGGGACCTGATGGACGTCACGCCCCGCCCCTACCTGGCCCGTATCGGCGACCCCGACCGGGCGCTCGGTGCCGACACCCACCTGGCCCCGGCGAAGATCCTCCGGCCGATGCCGTGTTGCGGCCGGACCATCATCATCGGCAACACGTCGCTCACCGGTAGCCCCTACGCGGTGTCATGCCCGGGTGTGTTCGTCGACGGCCGGTGGCGATTTTGGGCACCGGCCGAGTTCGACCGGATTCGGGCGGTGCTCGAGCCGATCCACCAACCGGCCCCGGCCGTCGATCTCCGGTTCCTGGCAGACGACGAGGACCAGGACGAACCGCCGATGTCGCCGTGGACCGCTCACGCCCTGGTGTTCCTCGCCGGGTTGCTCACCGGGTTGTTGATCTGGTGGGTGACCCTGTGACAGAGAACGGGGCCGCCCTGGTCGCACTGAACCGCGTCGACACCACCGCCGCGGCACTCGCCATTGCCGAGGCGAACGCCGTCGCCGCGATCCGGCACGCACACCGGGCCGGCGCATCCGAGCTGTCCATCACCAAAGCATCGGGTCGGGCCCGGAACACCGTGCGGAAGATCATCGGCAAGAAGTAGGATCGCTGTCGGGGCCGTGCTTTCCGCCGCAGACCATCGCAGCGGCCGGCACGGTGCCCTATGATCGTCGATGTCACGCGCTGGCCGCCGGCGGCGAAACCTCCGGCCACCCGTCGACCTGAACGGCCCCCGCTACAGACACAGTCTGGCGGGGGCCGTTCCCCGTTCTGCTACCGTGACGACCAGATCCGATCAGCCCTCCGGTACGCCGGGCATGTCGGACGTGCACTACGCCGGTCGTGAAGCTGATAGCGATCGGAGCAACGGCCCGGGTCGACCCTCGACGGTCACCCGGGCCGTTCTGCTACCGTCGCACCCAGGAACCCCGGTCGTTGCTAACCCCGACTGCCGGGGTTCCTGCCTATCCAGACACGGGCACCGTCCCACAATCGCCGATCCTCACCGGCGACAGTGCAGGGATGACGACGCCGACACGACGGACCGCACTCAAGATCGCCGGCACTGAGATCGGCCACACCGGGCACATGCGCCCCTCGTATGCCGTAGGGACCAGGGCACGGCAGGTCTGGGAGGCCGAACCGTCGGATCCGAACCTCGAGCTCAGGTTTCCCCTGTCGGTGGCCGTCTACGACTCGATGCGCCGCACCGACGGCAAGGCCCGGCAACTGTTGGCCGCGTTCACCCAACCGATCCTGTCCGCCCAGTGGGACCTCGAGGGGGAGGACGTCCGCCCTGAGGTGATGGCCGCGGTCCGGGCGGATCTCGGTCTGCCCGAGCGGGGGAAGGCCCGCCGGTCCCGGCACCGCAACGCCGGCGGTGTGATCTGGCTTGACCACCTGAGGCAGGCACTGTCCGCGTTGCCGTTCGGGTTCATGCCGTTCGAGCAGGTCTATTCGGTGACGTTCCCCGGCGACCCCGGTCACCCGGTCGACATCACCGACCGGCCGTTCGTGCACCTGCGGAAGCTTGCCCAGCGTCTCCCGACGACTGTCCAGGCGATCCGTGTCAACGAAGAGGGTGGGTTGTCTGGCATCGTCCAGAACCCGCCCGTCGGTGCACTGTGGGATCGCAACGGGTCCGGGCCGATGTCACCCGGGACCGAGCTCGGTGGAGGGAAATTCATCGGCGTCGACCGGCTGGTGATGTACGTCATCGACCGTGAAGGTGCCGACTGGTACGGCACGTCGGCGCTCCGGCAGGCATACAAGAATTGGCTGATCAAGGATGAGCTGATCCGCACCGGCGCGACATCCGTCGAACGTAACGGAATGGGTCTGCCGGTCGTCTACTTCGACGACAACGCGATGGACTCCGCGGACGCACTCGAGATCGCCACCCAGGCCCGGGCCGGCCGGACGTCCGGTGTGGCCCTGCCGCACGGGAAGGCGAAGCTCGAGCTGATCGGCGTCACCGGTGCCCTGATCGACCCGTTGCCGCAGATCAAATACCACGAAGAGGCAATGTCCGCGGGCATCCTGGCGATGTTCATGGATCTCGGTCACGACGCCGGCGCGCGATCGCTCGGTGACACATTCGTGGAGTTCTTCAAGGGCTCCGTGATCGCCACGGCGCAGGATTTCGCGGACACCGCAACCGAGCACATCATCCGTGACCTGGTCGAACTGAACTACGGCCCGGACGAGCCGTTCCCGTCGCTGGTGCCCCGGGATATCAACGTCGGTGCGTCGGCGACCGCCGAGGAACTGGCCGCCCTGTTCGAGGCCGGCGCGATCACCCTGGACCGGTCCGCCGAGGACTACGTGCGGACCCGGTTCCGGATGCCCGCGATCGACCCGAAGGACCGGGAGGACGTCGCCGCGAACCCGGCCGCGCAACCCCCGGCCCCGCCGGCGGTGCTCGAGCCGGTCCCGGTCGACGTCGAGGAAACCGCGGCCCTGTCCGAGCACCGCCGGGCGTACGCCGCGAACCTCACCGACCGGGCCCGCCGGTATGCCGCAACGGCGGCCGCGCACCGGTGAACACGTACGACCTGGCCGACCTCGAGGCGTACGTCATCCTCGCCGAACGGGCCGAAGGTAGGACGCCGCCGGGGATGTTCCGGCCGACGTTCCCGCACGAGCAATTCGTGAATTTCGCCGAGATCGACGACATCCTTGGTGACGGGTACCGACGGACCGCCGAGGCCCTGGACGAGGTCCGAAACTCCATCCTGGACGCGATGTCGAACGCGTGGGACCTGCCACCGGGGGAGTCCGAGAAGCTGGCCCGGGCGATCCGCGAATTCGGGGCCGCGCAGTCCCCGCAGATCCGGCAGGTCGTCGACAAGTCAGTGCGGGAGATCGCTGACGCTATGGCATCGGTGAACCACCGGTCCGCAGCCGGCCTGGTCCGTGAGGCCGCCCGGCAGGGTGTGTCCCCGGCCCGCACGGTGTCGCTGGTCCGCGGTGCCCGGTACGCCGATATGGCATCCGCCGGTCCGGCGATCCTGTGGTCGAGGTTGAACGCCGCGGCCGCCCAGGTCGTCACGCCCAGGGTCACGCCGGCTGAGGTGATCAGGGCCGCCGAGACGGTGTCGGTGGCGCAGGCAACGGACACGGCCCGGCAGGGTGTGCACGTCGCCGCTGGTGATGGTCGTCTCGCCGGGATCGACACGTTGCGTGAACCGTCGGATATCTACGCGTCCGAGCTGTTGGACGGCAGGACGTGTGACCGGTGTGCCCGGGTCGACGGCCGGCGGTACGCGAACCTCGAGGCCGCGATGAACGACTATCCCGGCGCGGGCCCGTACTGGAATTGCCGCGGTGGTGCCAGGTGCCGCGGGACGTTGGTCGTCGTCTACGAACCGGTCGACCCGGATGATCCGACCGCGCCGAAGGGCCCGCGGTTGCGCCCGGACCAGACCGGGCCGCTCGGTGACCAGTCCGCCGGGCAGACCGCGCTGGACGTCACCGACGTGACACCGCGGCCGCCGCGCAAGCCGAAGCAGGAACCCGAACCGCCGGCACCGGCCCGGGAGATCGTCGACGAGGTTCCAGTACCGGCCGAACCTGCCCGTCCGATGCGGGACCCGTCCGATATGACCGTCGATGAGATCGCCGACGAAATGACGGCCGTCATGGGCCGGTACGAAACGGCGGCCGCGTCCGATTACGAGGCGCTGGACGAGCTGATCGACCGGCTCGCAATGGAACTCGAGCGGAAGGAAGCCGCCGCCTACGCGGCCGAGCAGGCCGAGCAGCAGGCCGCCGCCCGGCTCGAGGCGAAACGTATCCGGGACCGTGAGCGGGCCCAGGAACGGCGGGACCAGAAACGCGCCGAACGTGAAGCCGACGACTACGCCCGGCAGGACCGCATCGGGCAGTTGATCGACGAGGGATACGACGAAGCGAACGCGATCGCCGAGGCGTACGAGGTCCCGGTCGACCGTGTGCAGCGGAAGCTCGCCACGGAACGACTGCGGGCCGACGGGTACACCGGCCGCGGGTTCGACGAGCTGTCCCGCCGGGCGTGGGCCGATGAGGTCCGGAATCTGTACGCAGCGGCCGAAGAGGAAACGATCGGCTATTTCCTGAACGCCGAGGCCCGCCGGATCAACGCCGCCTATCACGCCCGCGGTGGCAAGGGCCGGTACATCGACGACGAGCTGTTGTTCCACGGCGGGTCCGAAGCGTTCGTCCGGAAATGGGCCGCCCCGGAACTGAACGCGTACTGGTCGGCGAACGGCCGGATGACGCTCGAATCGTTCCGGGAGGAACTGTTGACCGGCCGTCGTGGCCGACTGTACGAGGGGGATGGTTCGGCGTGACCGAGACAGGTTTGATACCAACGAAAGTCGCACTACGTCGCCCGGTGGCCGAGGCGTACCGGCTCGGTCGGGTGATGGGCCGGCGGCACCTGAACGCCGACGTCGACGCCCGGTTGCCGCGGTGCCCGTTCATCCTCAACGGCCCGTCATGGGTGCACCACCGGCTCGCGATCGCCTGGCACCGCGGGTTCCGGGAACTCATCCCACACCCCGTGCCGACGGACGCAGACCGCGCCGAAGGTGCGATCCCGGTCGATCACGACACGACGGCCGTCCCACAATCAGCCGCCGAATTCAGTGACGGTGTGCACCATGCCCACTAAGTCATTCCGCGCCGTCGAGATCGTGAAGGTCGGCGACTGGTCCGCATCCGCCGGTGACGGCAAGGTCACCCGGGAGGACCTGGCCGCGATGGTGGAGTCCTACGCGGATCCGCTGATCGACCGGGCCCCGGTGAAGCTCGGTCACAACGACTTGAGGTTTCAGGACGTCAACGGCCGCCCGCCGCTCACCGGTGACGGCGACCCGGCGTATGGGTGGATCACCGACCCGCGGATCTCCGAGGACGGGACGACCCTGTTGGCCGACATCGTCGGTGTGCCCGAGAAGCTGGCCGACATGATCCCGCACGGGTACCGCCGCCGGTCGGTGGAGATGATCCGGAACAGGGTCGTCGGCGGGAAAGTCCACCCCGTGTCGCTCCGGGCGCTGTCCCTGTTGGGCACCACACCGCCGGCTGTGAAGGGACTCGCGGACATCACCGAGGCATACGGGACCGGGCCGCTTCACTACGCCGACCCCGGCGCAACGCTGGTCGTCCTCACCCTGTCTGAGAGTGACGACACGGCCGCCGTCCCACAACCGACCGACTACACCGCCAACAGTGGCGGTGCTGGCAGTACGACACACACCACCGACAAGGGAGCACCCAAGATGGGCAACACGAAGGTCGACGCGAAGATCCTCGCCGCATTCGGTCTGGACGACACCGCCACCGACGAGCAGGTCGCCGAGGCCGCCAAGGCCGCCGGGATCACGTTCGCCCCGGCCGAACCGGCCACCACGCCGGCCAAGACCGGACTGACCCCGGAAGAGATCGCCGCCACGGTCAAGGCCAACGAGGACGCGCAGCAGGCCGCCCTGGACGCCGCACTGAAGAACACCCCGAGCAACGGCGGGCAGATCACCGCACTGTCCGAATCGCAGGTCGCCGCGCTCGGTCCGTTGCTGAACAGTGGCATCCTCAAGCTCATCGACGCCGAGACCCTCACCGCGCTGTCGGCCGGTGCCGAGGCCGGCGCGCAGGCCCAGGCGACGCTGGTCAAGGACCGCCGGAAGGGCATCCTCGACGCCGCGGTGGTCGCCGGGAAGGTCGCCCCGACCACCTACGCCGCGTTCGCCGCGATGCTCGACAAGGACGAGGACGGCGCAGTCGCCGTGATCAACCTGTTGCCCGCCGTGTTCCCGACCGCGTCGATCGGCCACGCAACGGAAACGGCGCTGTCCGAGGTCGACGCCGCCACCCAGGCACAGATGTTCATCGACGCCGGCTACATCATCCCCGACGGCAACTGACCACCAGCACCACCGAACAGCACCCGTCAAACCCCTGACCACCTGAAAGGCAACTCATGGTCAACACCCGCAAGGCGAACCCGACATTCCAGCATTTCGGCGCGGACGAGCGGAACACGTTCCTCGCCGTCGGTGCGATCACCGGCAAGCGGTTCGTGAAGGTCGTCGCCGGTGGCACCGGCAACGTCCCCGCGGTGTCGCAGTGTGCCGCCGGTGAGCGTGCCGTCGGTGTCGCCGCAATCGACGCCGCCACCAGCACGACCGTCGGCGTCGACCGCGGTCACCAGAACGTCACCGTGACCTGCGGGACGGCCCCGCTGTCCGCCGGTGCCGCGGTGGCATCCGACGCGCTCGGTCGCGCCGTCGTCCAGGCATCGACCGCGGTCACGCTCGGTATCTGTGCCGCAGACACCGCGGCCGGCGCGGACACGCCGGTCATTCTCTGCATCTAGCCCACCCCGTTCGACCAGCAGTGACCCACCCACCCCGGCCCCGGCCGACACGCAAGGAGTAACAGAAAATGCCCCAACTGCCCTACGGCCCGGGTACGCCGTTGCCGGTCGCCGCCGGCGAAATGACGGTCGACTGGTTCCTCAAGAACCCGACCGTCATCACGAAGGTGCTCGACGCCGTTCCGTCCCAGTACTTCATCGGGGATTTGATCTTCCGCAAGTCCCGCGCCGACGCCGGCGTCATCATCTACGACCGGGTCACCCAGCTCGACCTGTTCGTCAACGCCGAACCGGGTCGGCAGCCCGGCAACGTCGAACCGGGTTCCGCGTTCGCCCAGGTCGACGTCGACGAGGCCGTTCCGAACATCGCCCTGGTGCAGACCTCCGGCGCGTTCTTCAACGTCACCGACGAGCAGGAACGGCGCGACAACCGGGATGTCGTGGCGATCAAGCTCCGGAAGCTGATCAACACGATGATCCGCGTTTCCGACGCGAAGGCCGTGAACAAGCTGTTCTCGGATCCGCTGATCGCCGCGCAGCAGACCGCCCCGGCGGCCGCGTACTGGGACAGCGGGACGACCCAGCTCCGCGACCTCCAGGCCGCGATCGGCCGGGTCGACTACAACGAGATGGGTTACTCCGTCGACACGGCCCTGTGTCACCCGGACGCGTTCGAGGCGTTGCAGGGTGCCGACAAGGTGCAGGCATGGATGGCCCGGGAGAAGCGCCCGGACAACCCGCTGTTCAACAAGCAGATCGACGGGTTCAAGGGGCTGAATTGGGTCATCACCCGCCGGGCCCCGCGGACGTCCGTCGCGCTGTTCCACCGCGGCATGGTCGGTGTCCGAGGCGAAGAGATCCCGCCGGCGACCGAGGTGATCCCCGAGCGGAAGTACCGCCGCACCCGGATCCAGCACTCGCGGGTCGAAACGTTCGCGATCAACGAGCCGATGTCGGTCTCGGTTATCTCGAATGTGATCGCCTGATGGCCGGCCGCGCGCGCACTGGCGCAAACACGGCGTCGGCCGCCGCCACCGAGGTTGTGTCGACAGTGGCCCCGGTTGATCCGGTGGCCGCTGTCGACCCGGTCGAGGCCGTCACGGTCCCGGCACCGTCCGCGGTGGCCCCGACAGCCACCATGGTCGGTGCCGCCGAGACGGTCCCGGACACGGGCGTCCTGGCCGCCCTCATCGCATCCGGTCACCTGTCCGGCCCCGTCGAGGACGTCAACGCCGCCCCGGCGTTCGTCCCGCCGGTGCCCGGCCCGGTGGAGGTCCCCGGTCTCGGTTCCATCGACGTCGGTGGGCTGAACGTTGCCGGTATGCCACCGCGGGAACGCCCGGACACCCTGCCGAACCTGGCCGAGGTGCCCGGACAATTCGTCGACGTCGAGTCGGCCCGGGCAGTCGCCGAGGCCGAGCGGATCGACGCGCTCGGTGCGCTGATGCAGACCGTCCCGGGTGATCCGACACCGGCCGGGTTCACCACCCCCGGCCCGGTGTTCATCCAGACGACCCCGACGGGTCGGTTCCGGGATCTCGCCCCGGGTGAGCCGGTCTACATGGTGACCTGTTCGCAGTACCTCGCCCCGTCCGGCGCAGGATGGGTCAACAACGGCCGCGGTGACTGTGTGTCTATCAAGATGTCCGACCAGGTCACCAACGGGCTCCGGGACGGCTACCTGGCCGGCCCGATTCCCCGGGACGACGACACCCCGGCCGACGGGGAGTAGGACCGCACCCCGTGACCTACCCAGGCGCACCGCAGCCGGTAGCACCGACGCCCGACACGGCGTCGGCGCTACCGGCTGATGGTGTCGGTGTGTACGGCGTGTCGATCGCCGACATCGGCGCGCTCGTGAAGTCGACCGTCATCGTCCCCGAGACGTCCGCGCTCCGGCAGGACAAGTCCGCCACTTACGAGCAGGTCATCGCGTGGATCGAGCAGCTATCCGCCGGGACGTTCACGGCGATTCCGAACATCGGCCGTGTCCCGGCAGGTGATGCTCTGGACACCCTGAACGCCGGGGTGAAGTACGCCGTCGCGTGCGGTGTCGCCTCAACCCTGGTCGCCGCGCTGTTCCCCGAGATCGCCAAGCCGTCCGACCAGCAGTCCTACGCCGCGATCCTGTGGAAGCGGTACACCGACGGTGTGGCGAACGCGAACACGGCGATCGCCACGATCATCCGCGGTGGGCCCGGTAACGGTGGGGCCGCCGCGTGGTGTTTCCCGCCGCCGATGTCCCGTGACCGCCGGGCGTTCTGATGCGGTTCCAGTTCACCGTCGACGGTGAAGCGCTGGTCGACCGGACGTTGCTCCGGTGGTCGGACCGTGTGCACAACGCCCGCCCGGCGTTCGAGGCGATCGCCGACCAGTTCGCCACCGCCGAAATGGCGCATTTCGCATCCAACGGGTCGGGGAAATGGGCCGCGCTGTCCCCCCGGTACGCCGCGTACAAGGCCGCACGGTTCCCCGGCCGCCCGACCCTGGTCCGCGCCGGTGATCTGCGGAACACCCTGACGCGCCGCCCGCTCGGTGTCGAGCGGATCGCCGACAACTCGCTGGAGGTCGGCACCAACGACCCGAAGGCACTGTTCCACCAGAAGGGCACCCCGAAGATGCCGGCCCGCCCGGTGATCAAACTCAACGACCGGACCAAGAAACAGATGGCGAAAACACTCCAGCGGTATCTCGCGACCGGTGCGATCTGATGCTCGGTGCCGACGGAGTGGCGAACCTTGTCATCGGACGTTTGCGGGACCGGATGCCGGGCCGTGTCGCGCTGATCCGTGACCGGTACGGCATCGACGTCAACGCCCTGCCCGACATCGAGCTGTTCAAGGCGTACGAACCGACGTCGATGTCGGTGGAGAAGTGGCCGGCGGTCTACGTCGAGATCGACGACACCGCCGGCAAGACCGGTGCTCAGCGTGAATCCATGCAGGGTGCATACGACGTCTATTCGTTCCGGTACCGGGTGAGGGTCTACGTCATGGCCCGAACCCTGACGGGGCACCTCGAGGGGAACGAGGTCGAACCGATGATCCGCCGGTACATCGCCGCCGCCCAGGAGGCCGTCATCCCCGGCCTGATCCTGGTCGCCGACGACGTGCACGGGCAGCACGCAACGACCGACCCGAACACCCTGAAACAGGTCTACGGGGCCCCGCAGTTCGGGCAGGACGTCGCCGAGATCATCGGATCCGCCCGGCTCGAGTTCGAGGTGAAAACGACCGAAGAGATCGAGGCCGTTCCGGGGCCGCTCGCACCACCGCCGGACGGTGAACCGGCCGCGGTGCTCGAGGGGATCTACCTGTTCGGCCCCGGCGAAGTGATCGTCTAGCAGCGCGACACGGCAACCGTCCCACCACCAACCACCCCCGACCGTGAAGGTAACCACCATGACCCCTTACGCCGTACTGAACACCACCGCGCACTCGGTCGTCTACGACGACGAAGGGCACACCGTCGACGCGAACGCCCGCGTCGTCACCGTCCTCGACGAAACGGTGATGAAGCTCGTCGACCAGGGTGTGTTGCTCATCGTCGAGGAATCGCCGACCGAGCTGGTCCCCGCCGGGCTGATCCCAGACGAGCCGCTCGGCGGCAGCACCATCGACGTCGGCCCGGACGTGACCGTCGGCGACCCGATCCCCGGCCGCAAGGGCCGTCGCACCACCACCACCGATAGCCCGGCCGAGGCCGGCACCAATGGAGAGGACCCGGCCTGATGGCTACAGGAGTCGTCGTTACCACATCGGTCCGAACCGGACCGTCGAACCCGCCCGGACCTGACTCCGGCCGCGGGTTCCTGGTCGGGCTCGCCGAGCGTGGCCCGTCCAACGTTGCGGCCCGCGTCGCGTCGATCACCCAGTTCGAGGACATTTTCGGTGTCCGGAACAGCTACTCCGGCAGCTTGTACGACGCCGCCCGGCTGTTCTTCGAGGAAGGCGGATCGACGCTGTTCGTCGGTCGTGTCGTCGGCCCGGCCGCGGCCGCCGGCCTGTTGGTGCTCAAGGATCGCACCGGCGGCACGCCGCTCGACACGGCGCGGATCGTGGCCCTGTCGGCCGGTGCCTGGTCCGCGACGATCAAGATCGCTGTCGTCGCCGGGACCGTCGCCGGAACCGTCCGCGTCGATGTCTACGTGAACGATGTCGCCACCGAGCGGTGGGACAACATCGCCGACATCCCGACGCTCGTCGCCCGGCTGTTGAATTCGGCGCACGTCCGCGGTGTCGATCTCGGTGCCGCATCGACCTACCCGACTCGCCTGCCGGCGTTGCTGGCCCCGACGGTGCTGTCCACCGGCACCGACGACCGCGGCGCGGTCACCACGTCGCACGTCCTGGCCGCCGCGAACGCACTGTTCCCGGACACGCTCGGTGCCGGTGCTGTGGCCGCCCCGGGTTACCCGGCGTCGACGATCGGTGCCGGTCTCATCGCTCACGCGAAGGCCACCGGCCGGATGGCGATCCTCGCCGGCGGTTCCGCCGACGACGCCGCGACCGTGAAGTCCACGGCCGCGACCCTGGCGGCCGCCCCGGACGGCGATTACGGGATGATCTTTTTCCCGTGGGTCCGGTTCCCCGACGGGTCCGGTGTCCGTTCGGCGTCGCCCGAAGGTGCCGTGATGGGCAAGCGGGCGAAGGCCCACGACCTGGTGGGTTTCTGGCAGCCCGCCGCCGGCGGGTTCGGCGAATTCACGTTCGTCACCGCGACCGAGGTCGCCGGGAATGCCGTGTCCCTGTCGACCGCCGACATCGACAGCCTCAGTGACGGCAAGGTCAACGGGATCGTCACGATCGGGACCGCCCTCAAGATCTACGGGTGGTCGTCCCTGTCGGCCGTCGAGGGATACGAACTCGGCACCGCCCGGGACATCCTCAACGTCCTCACGGCGCTCGCGAAGGACATCCTCGAGCCGTACGTGTGGACCGTCATCGACGGCCGCGGGCAGATGATCAGCAACATCGCCGGGGAAATGGGTGGCATGTTGCAGCCGCTCGCCGACCGCGACGCGTTCTACCCGAACATCGACCCGGACACCGGCGACGTCATCGACCCCGGGTACTCGGTGACCGTCAATTCGGCGAACAACCCGACGAGTGTGGCCGCGAACAACCGCGTCGTGACCCGAATCGCCGTGCGGACCTCCCCTTACGCGAAGCTCATCGAGGTCGCGATCGTCAAGGCCGGCCTGAACAGCTCGGTCTAGTCCGCCATTCCGGCAACCCCTCACAGAACAGGAGCACGACCTAATGGCAGGACTCGGCACCACCACCGCGAAGCGCGACTTCATCGTCAAGATCTCCGGTGTCGCACACGCATTCGCGACGTTCACCGGCGGCAACAAGACCCGAACCGTCACCGAGGCATGGAACGGCGGTGCGAAGAACCCCGATCTCATCCCCGGCCCGGCCATGAACGAAGAGATCACCTGCTCCGCGCCGTACAACCCGAAGCGCGACGAACCGATCATCGCCCGGTTCCGTCGGGAGATCCAGCAGGGCAAGACCTACACCGTCACCAAGACCCCGGTCGACGCCGACGGTGTCGTTGCCGCCAAGGGCCGGGTGTTCTCCGGGTGTGTCCTGGTGTCCATCACCGAACCGGATTCCGACGCCGGTTCGTCCGACGCCGCCCGCTACGAGCTGAAGTTTCGGCCGCAGGCGGACAGCTAGTCGACCCGGCGATGAGGGGCACGGGTCGTGTCCCCTACCCTCATCGCCGGGTTACCCCGTAGTACCAGCACGACACCCGTGGACACGACACGGGCAGCAGCACCGGCCCACCACCCGGCGGGCCGCCACCACCTCGAGGGAGACACGACCCAATGAGTGCACCACTCAGCGACTACGACGACATCGACCCGTCCGACCCGTACGGGGAAAAGACCGCGGCCGTCCAGGCCGACACCGACGGCGCGTACACCCCGGAAGGCCCGTTCGGGGCCGTCCTGTCCGACCTGTCCATCCTCACCGCCGACGCCGAGACCGATATCAGTCGGGTGTCGGTGTTCACCCTCGACAAGGTCAACGGCCGTGAGGGTTACTCACTCCGCGTCCAGGTCGGGTCGCTCGGTTCCAACGACGTCGAGAAGTGGCGGAAGATCGCCGCCAACGGGCAGCGTGGCGGCAAGCCGAACCCGTCCCACTGGTACGCGCTGATCCTCGCGAACCAGACGGAACAGATCCTCAAGGACGGCAAGCCGTTCGCTGATGCGGACGGCAACCCGTTCACGTTCCGGGATGAGGAATTGCAGGCCGCGCTCGGTGCGCAGACCGCGGCCGCCGCAGTTCGGAAGCTGATCGGCGCGGATCCGGTGCTCATCGCGATCGGGTCCGGTGTCCTGACCGAGGCCGGATTCGGGGAGGACGCCGAAGCGGTGGACCCCGAGGTGCCGGGAGAGTAACGGCGTTTACGCAACACGTGGCCGTGATCAATGCGGCCCGTGTTGCGTACACGTTCAAGCTCGACCCGGTGATGATTCTCCGGGAGACGGACCCGATCGCTCAGGCTGTCCGTCTCGCCGCGCACGTCGTCATTCAGCAGGACAAACAGCAGGCCGCCGACGCGATGCGCTCCGGTTCCAGATAGCACCAGGAGGGGCAGACAGTGTCCAACGAATCATCGGAAACTCTGTCCCTCCGGGTGCTGTTGGACGACCTGGCATCCGCCGGGTTGAACCGGCTCCGCACTGAATTCTCCGGTGTCACCACGTCGATCCGGGCCGCCGGCACGGCCGCCGGGACACTCACGACCCAGATGACCGCCGCCACCGCGGCCGCCCGGAATTCGGCCACACAGACCCAGCGTCTCGCCAACGCCGCTACCGCCGCGACGACGGCCACCAGGGCCCAGGTAGCCGAGACCAGGGCCGCTACGGCCGCCACGCAGCGGCACGGCGGGGCAATGCAGGCCAACGCCGCCGCGTTCCGGAACAACACCACCGGCGTCCGGTTGCACACAACGACGATGCGTGAGGGGAACGCCGCCGCGCAGCGGTTCACCACGGCGATGCAGCTCGCCACGATGGGTGTCCGCGCTCACGGCCGGATGTCCCGGGAAGCATCCGGACACGTCCGTGCACTCGGCACCGCATCCGAGCGGGCCGCAGTGCAGGTCCGGAACCTCGCCGTCGCAGCCAAGGCCGCCGCCCGAGACCTCGAGCTCATGGGCAGGGCCGCCGCACGGATGGCGGCCCAGCAGACCGCCGCCGCCGCCGACGTCACCGCGGCAATGACCCGGATGGCGGCCGCGACGAACATGGCCGCGGCCGCGCAGGAACGGCAGATCGCTAGTCTCCGGCGCGGTTCGTCGTCCGCCGGGGCCGCTGGCCGGACCGTCGCCGACGCCTACGGCAACGGGCTCGTGTCAGGTATGCGCGCCCAGGCCGGGAAACTCCAAACCGTCGTGTCAAAGGTGCTGTCGCCGTTGACGAAAAACGCCGGGCTGTTGGGTCTGGCCGGTCTGGCCGGTGGCGGAATGCTGGCCGCAGCCGGCGTGAACCGGCTCAGCACCATCGAAGATGCGAACATGGCGTTCAAGACCCAGCTGGGCACGAAGGCCATGGCCCGGGAATTCTCGACCGAGCTGTTGTCGTTCGCCCGAACGACGCCGTTCCCGTTCCAGGACATCGCCGGGCAGGCCCGGAACCTGATGGCGTTCGGGCTCGAGCGGGACAAGGTGATCCCGACCCTGACCGCGGCCGGTAACTCAGCGGCCGCCGGCGGGTCCGGGACGATGGGCATGAACAACGTCGCCGTCGCACTCGGCAAGATCCTGTCCCAGGGGCAGATCTACGCGGACGATATCAACAGTCTCGCCGTCAACGGTGTGTCAGCTCGAGCGATCCTCGCCAATCACTACGACGTCGACGGCCCCGGTCTGCGGAAGATGATGATGAAGGGGCAGATCGGCGGGTCTGAGGCCGTCGACGTCCTGGTCGACGGCATCCAGAACGGCAACGACGGCCGGATGGGGAAGGTCACCGGCGTCGATGGCCTGATGAAAGATATGAAGGGCACGTGGTCCGGCACGCTCTCCGATTTCAAGGCATCGGTCACCGGCGGGATGGCCGGCGTGATGAAGGATGCGATGCCGCATCTACAGGCCGGAATCAAGAAATTCGGCGAAGGTTTCTCCGCGCTCCCCCGGATCGTGAACCGGGTCGTCGACTACGCGAAGGCCCCGCTGGAAGGACTGACCGGGATCATCGGTGGAATCGCCGCACCGCTCAAAAGCATGTTCGACGTGTTCCGTGGGTCGTCCGCCCCGGTGCAGGCCGCAGTGATCGGGCTCGCCGCGTTCGCGCTCGTCGGTGTCCGGGTGGCGAAGGCGTTGCAGATGATGTCGGCGCGCGGCCGGCAGAATTGGGCGTTCGCGTCATACGGTGTCGGGCCGCTCGCGAACCTACGGGCCGCGATGACAACGACAGCAGCGCGGGCCCGGATGTTCGGACAGTCGTTCACCTCATCGGGTATCGCCTACACGCGGGCCCTGGCCGCGATGGGTGGCATCGCGTCCGGAACGTACCTGACCAGGTCGCAGGCCATTTTTGCCGGCGTCCAGCGGTCGTTCACCGGTCTAGTCGGTTCGGTGGCATCCGGTGCGCGCCGTATGGGTGCGTCGCTGATGGGTGCTCTCGGTGGCGGTTGGGGAATCGCGATCATGGCGGGCATCACCGCCCTGACGATGTGGATCGGCGCGCAGGGCCGGGCCGCCGAGGCCGAGCGGATGCACCAGGAGTCGTTGCGGTCCCTGGCCGACACGATGAACTCGTTCACCGGTGCAACGACCGAGGCCACGGTCGCGAAGGTCGCGAAGGACTGGGAGGACCAGGGGCTCAACGATCAGGCGGTCGCGCTCGGTCTGGACCCGTACAAACTGCAATCCGGGATCCTCAACGGCGGCATCGCCGGGACGGCCGCGACCGATTCGATCAACCAGATGATCGCCGGGAAGCTCGAGGAAACCCACTCGTGGAAAACGTACGGGGATACCGCGAAGGCCGCCGGGATCACCGCCGCCGACGTCCTGTACGCGACACAGACCGACCAGGCGTTCCTACTGAACCGGATGCGGTCGGGTATCGAGGATCGGTTCCCGGGGCTCAGCGGTGCCTACAAGAACGACGCCGTCGACCGGGTGATGGCCGGGTTCCGGGATGACGCGATCGCCGCGTCGACGGACTACCAGCCGTGGCTGGACCGGATGAAGTCCGACACGCTCCACAAGGTCGAGGCGCAGTCCAAGAGGATCAACGAGACCCGCGGCATCATCCAGACCGCGATGGACGCCGCGAAGATCGAGTCCCCGAACCTGCGGGACCTGTTGACCGACCCGAAGAACCAATCGCTGTCGATCAACGAGATCATGGGCAAGGCCACCCTCACCGGCGATTCGGACGGTTTCTGGGGGCAGGACCCGGTAGCCCGACTCGAGAAGGAAATTCAACTCACCAACGCGTTGACCGACGTCACCTACAAGTCCGAGGCCGGCGCGTTCTACCTGTCGAAGGAGGCCGCGGCCGCCGCAGATGCCGCGATCGGTGGCAAGAAAAAGTCGATCGAGCTCACCGACGAACAGATCGAGGCTCAGAAAGAATTCATGGACAAACTGCGGGAGACGAAAGAGGAACAGAAGGACTGGCGCTACGGGCTCGACGAGGATGCCCAGAAGCTCGCCACGACCCGACTGACGGCCCTTGCCCAATCGCCCTACGTGAAGATGTACGCCGACATCGCCGACAGTATGCAGTCCGCGATCGACCGGGCCGACATCTTCCGGCAGGCGATGGACCAGGCACTCGGCATCGACCGTTCATCCGAAGATCTGGCCGTCGACTATGCCGCCGGCAAGGTCGCCCTGGCCGAGGTGTTCAAGGGTGCTACGGAGAAAACCGGCGGCAACGTCGAGTCGGTGATGGGGAAGGAAGGAGATCTCGCGATCGACGCCGAAGGTGATGCCGGCGTGGCCGCCCGGGACATCTACGCGGGTCTCGCCAATTTCCGGAAGCTCACCGATGCGAAGATCCTCGACGCGTTCGACCAGGCCGGTGGGCTCGCAAATTACGACGTCGCACTGAAAGCCATGCAGACGGCGCAGCAGCAGGGCGCAGCCGATTTCATGGCGGCCGCCGCGACCCAGGGCATCGACCCCGGGTACGCGAACGCGCTACAGAACCGGGACTACGACCGGGACGGTGGTGTGGACCGGCACCTGGTCAACATCCTCCCCGAGGCCGATGTGGCCGCGTTCATTCAGCGGATCGAGGCCGCCGGGGAGAACGCCGCGCTCAGTGGGATGACCGAGATCGAGGGGCAGGCCCAGGAGTTCGTCGCGTGGATGACTGAACAGAATCTCGCCCCGGATGTGGACCTGAACACCCTGCCCGCCCTGGCAGCGAATGAGGGGCTCCGGAAGGCCGTCGCCGCCGAGATCCACACGAAGATGCAGCTCGAGGCAATCGCGTGGATCAAGCTCAACGTGGCCGGTGCGACCAGGCCGGTCGACGGTGGTTACAACGACCTGCCGATGGGTCAGACCCCGCCGAAGAAACGAGCGAACGGCGGGTTCGAGAAGCACGACGCCGCCTACGCGGACGGTGGCGTCCGGCAGGCGACGATCGCCCGCGGTGGCAGCAACATCCTGTGGGCCGAGAATGAGACCGAGGACGAGCTTTACGTGCCGTTCGCGATGTCGAAGCGGGCCCGGGCCGAGCACTGGATGCGCGTCGGTGCCGCCCGGATGGGTGGCCGGTTCACCGCCGCCGGGGAGAACACCCGGCCGATGGCATCCGGTGGGCTCATGGCCGCCCCGGCCTACTCGCCGACCCCGTCGGGTGGCGGTGGCGGGTCGGTGGCCGTGACGATCGCACCGGGTGCGATCAGCGTCGTCGCCGGGCCGGGGATGTCCACCCAGGCTGTCGCCGCCGAGGTGATGTCCGCTCTCCGCGACCAGGTGGAAGAGATCTTCCGGGAGAACGACGCAAGGAGTTTCTGACGTGCCTACCCTGTACGACACCGTGAGCGGGAAAGTGCCCGGGCCGATCGCCCGGGCCGCGCTGGTCACCGAAGGTGGACGGGTCGTGAACCTGTCGCACACCCCGACGGACGGATCCGGGACACCGCAGCAACGCCGCATGGTCGAGGTCGACCGGCCCGGCCGGGTCCCACTGTTGGTGTTCGACAACTACGCGCTGGGTGAGCTGTCTTTCACGCACACCGAGGCCGTCACGATGCTCGGTCCGCGGGACGTCGACGTCGCCCTGATCACGTACGAAGATCTCGCGACAACCGGTGAGCTCGTCCGACTGACGGGGATGTCCGCAGTCGAGACCCGCGGGTGGTGGACCATTGATCAGCTCACGTGGAAGATCGCCCAGCGGTCCGAGACGCAGAAGATGTTGGCCGTCGAGTGCTCGTGGAAGCTCAAGCGGCCGACGATCCAACCGCGGGGCATCGGTAAGCCGCCGCCGCCGGCGTCGAAGAGTCGGCCGGCCGCGCCGACGGCAACACCGAAGGCACCGACGGGGAAGGCCCCGGCCACCGGGACGTACACGGTGAAGTCCGGCGACACCCTGTGGGCGATCGCCGTCCGGCTACTCGGCTCCGGCTCGAGGTACCCCGAGATCGCGAAGCTGAACGGGATCTCGAATCCGAACCTGATCCGGGTCGGTACCGTGCTGAAAGTCCCCGCCCGATGACCCGGCGTGTCATCGTCGGCGCGGACAACCGCCTGATGCTCGTCACCGTCGCCGGGCAGGATCTCTCCGGGTTGCTCAGCGAACGGGCCGTAGAGGCGAAAATGTCCTACTCGGCCGAGCAGGTCGGGCAGTTCTCGATGGCGTTCACCGACCCCGACGGTGACATCGTCAACAGCGGGTTGATGGTGAAGGGGGCCGCCCTGGATTACGGCGGGTACCAGCTCGCGATCGCCACGGTGAAGCATTCCCCGGCACCCGGCGGGATCTCGGTCCGGATCGAGGCCCGCTCGAGGGTGATCCGGGATCTCCGGAAGCAGACCGGGAAGAACGCGTACGGCACGACCGACGTCGCCCAGTGGGTCCGGTCCCGCGTCACCGAGGCCGGCGGGATCACCGTCGCCCAGGGTGTCGGCTCCGAACCGATTAGCCGGCAGGACGGCAACGAAGAGGAGTCGTCGTGGGACGTGATGCGCCGACTGACGTCCGTCAAAGGCGTGTGGTGTTTCGAGGTCGACCAGACGATCTATTTCGCGAAACCGACGTGGCTTGCCGCGCAATCGTCGGCCCGGTCGTGGGCCGTCTACTGGAACACCAACACCGACCGGTCCGACATGCTGGTCGATTACCCCGACTATGAGGACCAGGAGGACGGGGAATCGACGCAACGCCTCACGATGAAGTGGGTCAGTGCGACCGATTATGCGCTGGCCGCCGAGGTCCGCCCCGGGCACGTCGTCGACTACACCGGCCGGATCGGGCCCGCCGCGGGCCGGTGGTTGGTCACCGGCGTCGACGTCGGCGCGTCTCACTCCGAACCGGTGTCTGTCACGATGGAACGCCCGATCGATCCGAAGGTGGAAAAGACCGCATGATCGTTGACATTGTCGCCGCGACCGCAGCTCTACGGCAGGTGTCCCAGTGGACCGACCAGGACGCCGCGGCCGCCCAAACGGCGGCCGAGCTGTTCCCGTTCACCGGGCTCGAGCTGTTGTCGACGATCGGCGCGGGCACGTACGACACCGTCGCCGACCTGGTCGCCGCGTCGACGCTCGTCGAGTGGTCACCGCCGCCGCGGGCCGCTGTCGTCACCGACGGGACGATGGTCGGGTTCCTGGTCGGCTACGGCGTTGCCGTGGTCCCCGCCGGCAGGACGTGGGCTCAGGTCGACGTCGATCCGGACCGGTTCCGTGACGCCTACCTGGTGCCCGGGATCACCTACACCGGACGGCCCCGGTAATGGGCCGGCCGATCCCCGGCACGGGGAAACCGAAGGAGGGGCCCGGACTGTTCGGTGTGTGGGCCGCCGAGGTCGCGTCGATTCGCGATTCCGGAATTATGATCCGCGTTCCGAAGCTCACCGGGCAGGGGCTCAACGGGCCCGTGTCGATCGTCGCCGGGCTCGAGGTGGAACCGGGCGACCTGGTGTGGGTGCTCCCCGTCGACGGCCGCCGGGATCTGTTCCTGATCATCGCCCAGCGCTGACCACGGTCGCCGTCCCACAACGGCCGCGGTGGGCCGGGCATGATTCGCCCCATGCCAATCTCGCACCCGTTCCGGCTCGGTGTCGGTGGCCGGGTCGCCACCACCGCCCCCGGGTCCGACGCCGAAGCTGAGGACGCGATCCGCGTGCTGATCGGCTCACGCCCGAACGAACGCCCGATGTGCTGGTCGTTCGGGATACCTGACCCGACGTGGTCGACGCTCACCGCGGACACCCTGAACGCCGCCCTCGAGCTCTGGGGCCCGGACGGTGTCCGCGTCACACGGGTCGACACCCGGCCCCGCACTGAAACGGTGCAGGACGTCACCGTCGAATACACCCGCAACACGGCAGGAGAAACCGACCGATGACATCCCCATCCCCGGATCTGGCGACGCTGGTCACCGCGACGATCCATGACGTCACCGAAAACGAGCTGGTCGACGCCGCGATCGCCGCGTTCCAAACGTGGGTGCCCGACTGGCGGCCCGCCGAAGGCCAGACTGAGGTGATGCTGTTGCAGGCGATGGCCGTCATCGCCGGGCAGACCATCTACGCGACGAATCAGATGCCCGAGAAGGTGCTCGGTGACCTACTGGCGATGAACGGGGTGTGGCGGACACCGGCCGTCGCCGCGACCGCGCTGATCGCGATCAAGGCCGATCCGTCGTTGCCGTCCGAGCGGACGTTGCCGGCCGGCACGCAGTTCCGGGCCGTCGTCTCCCCCGGGGTGTCCTACGATTTCGCGCTCGAGGGGCCCGCAACGTTCACCACCGATGCGCTGACCCAGTTCGGGACGGCCCGGGCTGTCATCGCCGGTGACGAGCCGAACGGAATCCCCGCCGGGTTCGACGTCGATTTGCTCGACGGGGTGTCCTGGATCGAGTCCGCCGAGATCGTGAACGAGGTCGTCGGCGGGGTGAACGTCGAGGCGTTCACGGCGTTCCTGACCCGCGGGGCCGCCCGGCTCCGCAGGCACTCAACGACGCTGGTGACCGCGGATCATTTCGCCGCGGCCGCCCTCGACATCCCCGGTGTCGTCCGGGCCCGAACCCTGAACCTGTACGACCCCGACGAGCCGGGAGTACCGGGCGACCACCCCGGGAACGTCACCGTCGCCGTGTCCGACGGTGACGGCAACGCCGTTCCGGAACCCGTCGCCGATGCGCTGTTGGCCTACCTGACCGAGAACGCGATCGCCGGGTTGATCGTGCACATCGTCGCGCCGACGGTCAACGAGGGGATCACGCACACCATCGCAATCCGGGTGCTCCCCGGGTACGACCCGCCCACCGTCGCCGGGCTGGTGCAGCAAAAGGTGGCCGCGTTCCTGTCGCCGGCGCGGTGGCCGTTCGACCGGTTCATCTACAAGAACCAACTGGTCGGCATCGCGTCGACCGTCCCCGGCGTGGAACGGGTCGTGTCGGTGTCCCCTGATATGGACATCGAGCTGGTCGGTCTGGCCCCGCTACCTGACCACACCGTCGTCGTGACGGTGACACCGTGACCGAACCGGTCCCGTCCCCCGGTGAGCTGTTGTGGTCCTACCTGCCGGCGGTGGTCCGCGACGCCGACGACGTCGGCCACGACGGGGGCCCGCCGGATCTCCTACGCGATTACGTCGAGTCGATCGCCGGGATGGTCGAACCGTCGACGTACACGCTCGCCCAGGGCGCAGCGGGTCACCTCACCGACGCCGCCCTGACACCGGCCGCGCTGGTGCCCTGGCTGGCTCAGGCGCTCGGTGTGGACCCGTTCGGGTCCGAGGCCACCGTCCGGGCCCGGATCGCCGCACGGGCCGAAGCTCCGGCCACCGGCTCGAGGTCCGCGATCGCCGCGTCCGCCCGACAGTTCCTCATCGGGGAACGACAGGTGCTCATCGGCGCAGACCCACCGTGGGGAATCAAGATCGGTGTCCGCCCCGCAGACCGAGACATCACCCTGGCCGCCCTGGCCGCGAAGGTCGTCGCCACCGGCGTGGTCCCCGCCGGGTACGTCCTCGAGGCCGTCGACGTCCTCGCGTCGTGGGCCGCAGTAGAAGCCGGCATCGGTGGCACGTGGGCCGGGGCATACGGGTCGTGGTCCCGGATCGAGGCGTTCGGCGTTGACCTTGGATGACACACCCGACGTCCCACCATCCCACCGTGATTGATCGGAAAGTGAACCCGTGACCAAGACCTACACCCCGCGTTTCGAGCTCGAGCAGGCATCGTCACCGTCCGATTCGTTCCCGGGTCGCGTCGGTTTCAACACGATGTTCTCTCACCTCGAGGAACGGGCCGCGCAGTTCCTCCCGCCGGGGCCGCTGTCGTCCAGGCCCTCGACGCCGGTCGGTGGCCGGATCTTCATTCAGACCGACGTGACGCCCCGGCGGATGTTCTACGACGACGGGGTGTCCTGGCTGGACATCACCCCCGTCGGTGGCGGTGGCGCACCGCAACCGGTCACCGCTGGGACGGCCGCCGCCGAAGGCGTGTCGGCGCGGGCCGCCCGGGCCGACCACGTGCACGCGTTCACCCCGTTGACGGCCGCGCAGATCCCCGACCTGCCCGCGTCGAGGATCACGTCCGGGTCCGTCCCACCTGCCCGCGGTGGTACCGGTCAGACCGGTGTCAACGCGAACATGTTCCTGGTCGGCAACGGGGCCGGCACGGCGTTCGAGTGGATCAACTACACGAACCTGTTGGCGAATCTCGGTGCCGCGTCGCAGTTCCGGCAGATCATCGCCGGAACCGGCCTGTCCGGTGGCGGCAACCTGCAAGCCGACCGGACCCTGTCCGTCCTGTACGGCACCGCCGCCGGCACCGCGGCCGCCGGTAACGATTCCCGGCTGACCAACTCGCGCACCCCTACCGGCGCGGCCGGTGGTGTCCTCGACGGCACCTACCCGAACCCCGGGTGGAGTCCTAGTTTCGTCGACCCGCTACCCGCGACGCCGGGCGTGCGGACTCTCGGCACGACCGCGCAGTCCGCGGCCGCCGGGAATGACGCACGGCTGAGCAATTCCCGGACCCCGTCCGGTGCCGCCGGCGGTGCACTGGCCGGGAACTACCCGAACCCGTCGTTCAACCCCGCGTTCATCGACACGGCCGCCGGAACCGCTGGTCTGCGAACACTCGGCACCGGACCACTGCAGGCCGCCGCCGGCAACGACTTCCGGCTCGTGAACGCGTTCACCAACACCACCGACCGAGACGCCTACATCACCGCGCCGGTGCTTTATCAGCTGTGCATGGTCGACGGCATGCTGTTGCAGTGGACCGGTTCCGCGTGGGCGCCGTACTGGCGTACCCGGACGTGGGCGCAGCTGTCCCTCGCGTCCGGCTACACGTTCACCCCGGGCACGATGCCAACCCCGGCGGTCCGAATCGAAGGTGGCCGGGCATTCCTGAACGGCCGAATCAACGGCACGATCAGCGGGACGATCAATCCCATCGCAACGGTGCCCGTCGGTTTCCGGCCCAACGGCGCAGCAGCGCCCGGGTCGAACGTCGATTTCTACGAGTTCCGGTGCTCCGCCGGTGCTGGTGCGAACGCGTTCGCCCGCATCCGGGCGTACATCGACGGGTCGCTGGTGTGCGACTCCAACGGCACCAGCGGGCTGACGACGGTATCGCTGGATCAGATCAGTTGGCCGGTGGCACTGTGACCGACCCCCACGGAAAGGACGACCCCGTGACAACAGCTCACCCGCACGCCGAGCACTGGCGGACGATCCGAGACCGGTTCCCCGCCCCGGGGCCGCCGGAACTTGCCGCCCCGTCCCGGTTGACCCTCGAGCAGGAGCACGCCGCCCAGGTCGCCGCCGAGCTCCGCGACGAACGGGTCAAGTGGTACGTGGTTTGTGTGCTTCAAGGTTGGTACTCGGCAGCGTGCATGGTCGTCGGGTACTCGTACATTCCGGCGTTGGCCGGGCCGTCGACCCTGCCGAAGGGGCTCGACATCCTCACCGCTGAGGGTGCCATTCCGATTTGGGTCTACGGGTCGGCGTGGGCGCTCGGTGGTGCGCTCGGTGTGATCTCCGCAGTGTTCAAGCTCCGACGGCTGTTCTGGACGGCGTACATCTGGCTGGCGATCCTCGCCGCGATCTGGACCGTCGGTTACCTGGTCGGCTGGATTCAGTCCCCGCCCGGTGACCGCGGGTACCTCAACGTCGCGTCCTACATGCGAACCCTGGCCCCTCAACTGGCCCTGATGATCTTCATCCCGCAGGCGCTCAAGTACCTCGACCGCAGAACCGAGGAACACGCGACGATGCACGGAAGATCTCCGGGCGAGTGAACCCGACTGTCGTGGCGGCCCTGTGTGCACTGGTTGGGTCCGCCGTGGTCGCCGGTTTCGGTGCATGGGTTGCTCGCCGTGGTCAAACCGACACCGCAAGTGACAAGGTCACGACCAGGGCCGTATCCGACAGCGACCGGTGGTACCTCCGGTCGCTGGACCTGGACAACGAACGGGAGTGGGAACGGATCAAGGCTGAGCACTACAACGAAGAGGCGCTGGGTTACCGCCGCGGGATCGCCGTCGGCGACTACGCGACCACGTGGGACGCTGGCCCCCGACCGCCACTACCGGCCCGGCCGGCGTGAGTACCGCCCTGTTCGTCGCCGCAATGAGACTGGCGATATTCGTCCTGTCCCTGGCCGGCGGGTTGCTCATGGTGGCCGTCAACGCCCAGCGTTTCCGGCACGCCCACATCCGGCCGGTACTCCCCGGCATCGAGCTACTGTCCGCCCGGACCCGACTGTTGGCCGTCCGCGTCGAGGTGTTCGTCCGGATCGGATTCACCGCCCTCCTATTCGTCTCGGCATACTCTGTGATCGAGACTCACCTAACGTCGGTGGCTGGCGGAACCCGCCTGCCCGTCGTCATCGCCGCCCTGTTGTTCGTCGACATCCCGCTCGTCTACCTGTGGCGATTGAATCGCCGACTCACGAAAGGCTGTTCCTGTGGCAAACGCGAATGACCCCGGTGTGCTCCACACCGACGACATCGGCCGTGAGGGGAACCTGACGGCCGCCGACTACGAGGCCGCCCGGTCCCGCCGTATGGCCGAGGGGCCCGTTCACCAGATTCCGGCCGACGTCCTGGCCGCGGCCGAGGCCGCCGCGGATGCTGAGGCGAACCTGTGAACGCCCTCGCGATTCCGTCCGGGATTACCTACACGGCCGGTTCCTGGATCCAGAACTACGGGCCGTTCAAGATCCCGGCACCGTACGGCCGGACGATCCACACCCTCGAGTGCGACGCGAAGCCGGGCATCGCGAAGCAACTGTCCGTCCGCGGTGGGTATTTGGACACGCAGAAGCTCGGTCCGCAACGGATGGTTGACCCGACCGAGCGGGTCGCCACCATGGCCGGGAATCTCCGCGGTGGGCACGCCGGGACGTACGGCAACAATGGGACGGTCGGCTATGAGATCAGCGGCCGCGCCGCCTGGTCCCGGTCCCAGTGGCTCGACGAGTCGAACCCCCGGGCCGCCCTCGAGAACGCCGCCCGGTGTGTCGCCGAGGACATGGTCCGAGACGGGTGGTCCCGGACCGACATCCGGTGGCTGTCCGGTGCCCAGATCATCGCGAACAACGCCGGCACCGCCTACGTCCGCGGGTTGCTCGAGCACAACGACGTGTCCGAATTCCTTGGACTCACCAACCATTGGGACCCGGGCCCCGGGTTCCCCGGCGACGTGTTCCTCGAGCGTGTCGCCTACTGGTACGACCAGTATTCCGGCGCGGTCACGCCCACCCCGACACCGGTGCCGAAACCCCCGGCCCCGAAACCCCCGACAGATGAGGAATACCTGATGGCATTCAGCAAAGAAGCGATCGCCCAACTCAAGGCGATCGCCGACCAGGCCGCGAAGGACGCCGTCGCACCGCGATTCGTGCAGGTCCCGATCAACGGCAACACCACCACCGTCGAGATTCAGCACAACGGCGACCACCGGACCTACACCATCGGCGCGAACCTCGACGCCCGTTACGAGGTGCTCGACAAGCTCGGTATCAAGGCGATCAAACTCGGCAAGGTCCCGGGTCTGACCTACGCCGAGATCGCATCCTCCGGTCGCAAGCTGTGATGGCACCCGAGGGATTCGACGTCGACGATTACGGCGACCACGCGGCACCGAAGGTCCACCCCTACCCGGCCGCGGACCTGCCCGAGGCAAACGAGCGGATCTACCGGCTCGCCGAGCAACTGGAAACCGAACGTGAGGTGGCCGCGGATCTGCGGGTCGCGATCGTCACCCAGGCCGATGTCGTCGCGCCGACTCAGGTCCGCCGGCCGTGGCGGGCGACGCTCCGGACCGCGGTGGCCGCGATCGCTGGTGTCGCTGGTGCTCTGCCGTTGATCGTCGATGCGGTGCAGGCCGGCGCGAACGGGGTGCAACTCGGTGCCGCCGGGTCGGCAGCGGTGATCTACGCGGCCGCCGTTACCCGGGTGATGGCGATCCCGGTCGTGAACAAGTGGCTGACGTCGATCGGTGCTGGCGCGGCCCCGAAGGTGCAGTAGTCCACACGGCGTGTCCCCAGTGTGGACAAGGTTCGGCCCCGGCCATGGGGATGTGGCCGGGGCCGTTCTGTTTCCGCTACCGCACCTTAGGACGGTGTGTGCTAAGGTTGATTCATGAAGCCGCCGAGCACCACCACCGCACTGTTCCCGGCGTCGCTCGCCACCGACGCCCCGACCCTGTTCGACGCTGATCTCCTGCCGCCCGTACCGCCCGCCATGCTCGCCGCCGTCCGCGGGAACACCCGCACCACCCCGACAACCGTCTACCTGGTGACGAACCCTCACCCGCCGCTGTCCATCGTCCGTCCCGTCTGACCACTCCCCGGCCGGTGCTCCCCGGCCACCCGAACCCCCGCGAAAGGCACCACCATGCACCGACCCACCGCCCAGACCGTCACCGGCCGCCGGTTCACCTCGCCGCCGTACGTCCGCCCCGCCCCGCGGCCGGCCCCGCACCCCGACCGGCTCGAGCCGACCGCGGATGGCGACAAGCTGTTCAACCAGGTCGGTGTTTGCCTGATCATCGCGCTCGTCGTCCTGGTCGTCATCGTCGCCGTGGCGCAGGTGTTCTGACGATGATCGACACCATCGAGCTGTTCCCCGCCCCCACCCGGTCCGTCGCAGTCGTCGAGGGTGTGGCCGGCGGGTCAATCGCCGTCCGGCACCAGGCCCCCGGGCTGGTCCGCCTGTCCATCGTCGCCGCAGACGGCAAGGTGTCTCACCTGATCGTCGCCGTCGCCGACCTGGATTCCGCGTGTGCGCAGGTAGCACCGTGACCCGGCGCGCACCGATCGAGCGGACCGCGATCGACCTGTTCGCCGGCGGTGGCGGGTCGTCGCTCGGTCTGACCGCGGCCGGGTTCGAGATCCTGGCGGCCGCGAACCACTGGCCGACGTCGGTCCGCACGCACGAGCTGAACCACCCGCACACCCAGCACTTCACCGCGAATTTGGCCGAGACCGATTTCCGGCTGTTCCCGCGGGCCCGGTTCGCGTGGGGATCCCCGTCTTGCGTGTGGCACGCCCGAGCTGGTGGCCGGAAGAAACCGCCGGCCGAGGTCGAACAGCTCCGCGCCGACGCCGGCGCGATCAGCCGGGCGACCGCGTTCGCGATCGTCGAGGCCGCTGAGGTCTGGGGATTCGACGGGGTGATCGTCGAGAACGTCCAGGAATTCGCGGACTGGACCCTGTTCGACGCGTGGCGCGGTCTGATGCACGCACTCGGCTACCAGTCCCAGACGGTTGTCCTGGACTCCGCAACGGTCGGCCCGGTGCCGGTGGCCCAGCACCGGAAACGCCTGTACGTGGTGTTCACCCGGGCCGGGAACGTAGACCTGTCCCTGGACCCGGCACCGATCACGCCGGCGTCGACGATCCTGGACCCGAACCCGGGCAAGCTGGTCAGCCGGACCCTGTACGTCGCCGACCAGCTCGCCCAGATCGACGACTACGACCGCCCGCACCTGGTGACGTTCCGGAAGCACGCCCGGGCGAAGGCCGCGGACACGCACGCACTGGCGACGATCACCGCCGGCGGGAACCACCACGGCGTCGCCACCCGCACCCGGGCCGGGATGTTCTTCCGGATGCTCACCAACCGTGAGCGCGCACGGGCCCAGGGATTCCCCGACACCTACCAATTCCACGGGAAAGCCGATGAGGTCCGGGCCCAGATCGGCAACGCCGTCACGGTGCCGGTGGCAACGTGGCTCGGTCACCGTGTCGCCACCGCGGTCGGTGCCCGATGACCCGGGCCGCCGGCGCGACCGTCTACGTGTGCAAGCCGATCCGGACCATGCTCGGTATCTACGCCCCCGGCCTGCCGGTCACCGTCCTGTCCGACCTCAGTGGGCACCTGGTGCTGTGCATGGACAACGGGTTCCCAAACCCCGGCAACCCGGCGCACCCGTGCCAACGGGCAACGGTGCCGTCCCACTACGTCGCCGACCGGCCACCGCCGCCGGCGACGCCCTGGCCGTCATCGTTCCGGCTGGCCCGGATCAACAACCCCGACCCGCGCACCAGGCCCGCGTCATGACCGAACCCGGCCTATTCGATGCACCCGAACCGACCGGGCCGCCGGTCGTCGACCGGTACGCCGGGCTCGGCAAGGACGCCCGCCGCACCGCCAAGCAAGCCGACGCACTGTCCGTCGGTATCCACCCCGGAACACGCCTGCCGTTGCACCCGGCGGCCGCCCCGGCCACCGACAAGGACCGCCCCGGGTTCCGCTGCGGAACCTGCGGGAACAAGACCCGGAAGCAATCCGGCGGGTGGTCCGGGTGGAAATGCAAACTCACCGCCGCCGGGTACCAGGACGGCCCGGATCTCCGGCAATGGTGGCCGGCGTGCGACCGGTTCATCCCCACCGACGAATCCTTCCGCCCCGGTGACGTCGTCCGACTGTTCACCGGCGGTGCCTACTACCTGGTCGCCGGATTCGCTGGCCCACAAATGAACCTCGACCCGTTCCCCGACCACCTCAACGGATCGACCCGCCGAGCGTGGCGCGTCGACCCCGCCGACTACACCCTCGTCCGCCCGGTCGAGGACACCCCACCCCCGAAAGGCACGCCCGCACCATGACCGATGAGACCCCCACCGCGCCGCGGTACGCGCACGTCGCCTACCCGCCGGTCGACGGGATGAAGCACATCGCCGGCGAACGATGGGCCGGTGCTGACCTGCAAACCGTCCGCTACCACCTGGCCCGGGCGTTCGCGTTCGGCCGCGGCATCCTTCACGTGGGCCCTGAGGCCGGGCCGGACGTGTGGCCCGAGGCGATCCCCTACTTCCACGCCGCCTACGAATCGGCGATGACGTGGCACCTGCTGGTGAACGAGGACGTGAACGGCCCGTGTGACACACCCCTGTCGCCGTCGTGGATCGCCGCCGAGCTGTCCGCCGAGCTGGCATCGCCGCAGAATTTCGCTGCGAACCTCAAAACACTGATGGAGCTGTACGACGTCGACCCGACGTCGTTCGACCCGTACGACCCGCCGCCCCGGAAACAGGACCCTGTCGATGCGCTGGCCGTGGCAACGGCCGACCTGTTGGTCCGGTGGGCCGCCAACGACGCGACCAACGACGACGTCCGCGCCGCGGCCGCCCTGTTCGATCAGGCCCGCCGTCATGGGTAGCGCGCCGCAGTGGCAGTCCCGGTCGTGGGCCGTGCTGTCCGAAGATGAGAAGTACCGGTACCGGCTCGGTCGCCGGTGGGCCGACGACGGGCCCACCGCGCTGTTCGTGATGCTGAACCCGTCGACCGCCGACGGCACCGACGACGATCCGACGATCCGCCGGTGTGTCGGGTTCGCGAAACGCGAAGGTGCGGCCGCCCTCGAGGTGGTGAACCTGTTCGGCTACCGGGCGAAGGACCCGCGGTCGATCGCCACGATGGCCGCGACCGACGCCGGCCGGCTCGAGCTGGTCGGCCCCGACAACAACGCCCAGATCGCCGAGGCCGCCGAACAAGACCACATCGGGATCATCATCGCCGCGTGGGGTGCCGGGTTTGGCGTGAAGTACCGCGGCCCCGAGGTGGTGAAGCTGGTCGAGTCCGTCAACCCGAACCCGGTGATGTGTCTCGGTCACACCGCGGCCGGGTTCCCGAAACACCCGCTGTATATCCGGTCGAACGCCCCGCTCGTTCCGATCTCAGGAGATCCCCGTGGCTGATCAGGTCTGTGTCCGGTTTTCGTTTCACCCGCTGATCGTCCCGGCCCCGTCGGTGATTTTCCCGAACATCCCGAACGGCCTGGAAGCGATGATCGTCGACCAGCTCCGGACGATGTTCGGGTTCGCCCCGCGTTCCTACGAGGTCACGATGCCGGTCGACGTCGAACCCGGCTCTTACCGCCGGATAGGGAAGATCGTCCGCTCCGGTGGGACGTTCGCCGTGTTCGACGTGACCCCGTGGCCGGGTGAGTCGGCACACGCGGCCCCGGACTACTACCGGGACGCACTGGTCCCCGAGCTACGCGCCGAGATCGCCGAACTCCGGGCGAAGCTGGCGGACGCACACGTCCGCGGGGCCCAGGGGCTCAAGCCGTGAACCTTAGGACGGATCGTGCTAAGGTTCCTGCCATGGAAACCACCACACGACCGGTGCTGTCGATCGACGACGTCGCCGCGATCATCGGTGTCGTCCCCGGGACAGTCCGGTCCTACCGGCACGCCGGCCGACTGCCGGACCCCGACCACACCGACCCCGTGTCCGGCCGCCCCGGTTGGTACCGCGAAACCATCGACCAGTGGAACGCGAACCGCCCCGGCCCCGGTTACCGGACGGACCTGGCCGGCAAATAGCAAACGGCCCGGCCACCAGGTGCTCCCCTGATGCTGCGGCCGGGCCGTTCATCGACGAACCCCCACGAAAGGAACCATCGAATGACCACCACACTACCCGCCGCGATCACCCGGAAGGGCCCCGGACGGCCGTCCGTATCGCACCCCGCGGCCCGGGTGCTCATCCCCGCCGCGAAGCTCAGCGACCGCGGCCGCTGGAAGGCCGCCCGCCGGCAGGGCATGACGGCCACCAACACCCGCGTCCTGATGGGTCACGGCTACGAGTCCGAGAACGTCATGTCCGTCTACCTCGACAAGGTCGACCCGGAACCCGTCGACGGTGACGACGCCCCGGCGACGCAGTGGACCGAGGCAAGCCGGTTCCGGCTCCGGCTCGGTAACGAGTCCGAGGCGATGATCGCGAAGTTCGCCGCCGAGCTGCTGGACCTGCGGATGTCGAAGGTCGGCATGTTGCAATCCCTGATGTATCCCGAGCTGATCGCCTCACCGGACCGCACGACGTCGGACGGTGCACTGTGTGAGCTGAAATTGACGTCGTCGCACTACCTGCTCGCCTACCTGGACAAGTCGTCGTCGTGGACGAACGCTGAGGGCTGGACCCTGCCCGGGTCGTGGCGGGTGCAGGTGCAACACCAACTGGCGGTGTCCGGCCGGACGCACGCCTACGTTGCCGCGCTGGTCACCGACAAGTCGCAGATGACGGCGTGGGTCGTCGAGGCTGACCCTGAGGAACAGGGCCAGATCGTCGAGCTGAACCGCCGATTCTGGTGGGACTGTGTCGTCCCACGGAAGGTCCCGGACATCGACTGGGACACCGTCACCAGGCAGGAAATGTTCCTCCGGTTCCCGCACGCCGACGGGACCCGCACGGTCACCGGCGACGAACTCGACGTAACGCTGTTCTGGATCCGGCAACGGAAACTGGCGAAGGAACAGGAGAAGGAGGCTAAGGCCCTGGCCGATTTCGCCGAAAACCATCTGCGGGAGATCCACGGCCCGGCGGCCGAGCTGTACGCCCCCAACGATCCGCGGGCCCTGTCGAAGTACCCGCGGATGGAGTCTGTGAACTACGACGCGAAACGACTCGCCCTGGATCACGCGATCGACCTCGAGCCGTACACGAACCGCACCCCGTACCGGAAGTTCACGTCCGTTCGGGACCTGTCGAAGAACCCGCTGGTGTCGCTGATCAAGGCCCCTAAGAAGCGGGCCCGGAAGGTCGCCCCCGATGCCTGAACTCGCCGCTACGAAGCTCCGGACCCGGCCGCCGACGGGTAAGCCGGCGTGGCCGTTCATCGTCCTCGCCGGGGTGCAGTCCGGCGGCAAGTCCTACCAGGCCGCCCTTGCCACCGGGTCGGCCCGGGTCGGACAGGCGTTCATGTTCGAGTTCGGCGAATCCCAACAGGACATGCTTGCCGCGATCCCCGGTGCCCGGTTCCACATGGTCGAACTCACCGGCCGATTCAACGACCTACTAGAACAGGTGCTCGAGGCATCGAAGATCGACTGGGTCGACGGGAAACCGAACCTGCTCGTCCTGGATTCGGTGTCGAAGGTCTGGCAACTGCTGTGTGATGAGGCCCAGTGGACCGCGAACAAACGCGTCGCCGACAAGATCGCCTACGCCTCACGGCAGGGCCGGGAGTACCGCGGCCGCGCCGCGGACCCGGTCACCAACGACTACGACATTTCGTCGGACCTGTGGAACCGGGCGACGATGCGGTGGGACAAGCTCATCGCCGCGTTGCAGAAATTCCCCGGCATCGTCATCGCAACAGCCCGGCTCGACGAGGTGTCGGTGTTCGACGCCCAGGGCAACATCACCCGCGACAAGATGTGGAAGATGCAGGCCCAGAAGCGGTTCCCGTTCGAGGTCGACGTGATCATCGAGATCCGGGAACCCCGCGGGGTGCCGATCGTGACGAAGGTCCGGTCGTTGGCCTACGACGTGCCGATGAACAGCGCCGAGAAATTCGACGGGTTCACCGCCGACGCGCTGCTCGAGCGGATGCAACTCACCGTCGAGAACACCGGGCCCCGGGTGATCGTCATCCCGGACGCCGAAGAGAAGGACGACGCCCACCCGGACGATTGGCCGGCGACGATCGAAGAGTTCTTCAAGATCGTCGAGGCCGCCGGGAACGCGAAGGACACCGCCCGGCTGACGCACTTGTGGAAGCTGGCCCGGCAGCATGAGAGCGCACAAGGGCAGGAGTACGCGGCCGAGTGGGGCCGCTATGTCGCCGGGGTGCAACGCGATGAGGAAGCCGAGCGGGCCCGAATGCAGGCCGAGGCCGACCGGATCGCCGCCGAACCGGACCGCCCCGATTTCGGCGACACCCCGCCGCCGGCGGGCCGCCCGGTGAACGACCCGCGTGCCCGGGCCCGAACCGGTGCACCGGCGTGAACGACCGAACACGCGGCCGGGCCGTGCACGCGCTAGTCGTGCACGGCCGGGCCGCCGGTATCTCCGAAGCTGAGGTGCGATTCCTGCTGTCATCCGTTGACGGGGATCCCGCACTCGCACGAAACGTGATCAATCTCGGCTGGCGTCCGCCGGCCCAACCGGAAGGAACCCCCCGATGAGTAACACGCCCCTGAGGTCTGCCCGCTGTAGCGCACTGGCGTTCGCCGCGGGGCTGCTCGTGATGACGTTCGCGTACGTGATGGCGAACAACAGCGCCGGGCAACTGTCCAGTGAGCTTGCCGCCGAGCGGTCCGCCCCGCCGGTCGAGGTCACCATCCTCGAGACGGAAACGCTGAGGGTGACGTTCACGGCCACCGAGACGAGCATGGTCCCGACGACCGAGACCGTGCCGGTCACCACCACGGCCGTCCCGGCGGTGTGCGTCGAAGTCGTCGATGGACTGACGACGACGATCCGGTTCCTCAGCGCCGCGATGGACGACTACGCCCAGGCCGGCCGAGAGGGTGCCGCCGGGTACCTGGCGAAAATGGCAAGCGGCAATGACAACCTAGCGGCCGCCACCGACAGCATGTCCGGCGTCGGTTCGGTGACACGTTGCACCGGGTGACCTACAGTCACCCGTAACCCGTGTTTCGCCGCACACCGAAGGAACCCCCCGATGCCCGAAGTAACCCCTGTCCTGATCAAGCTGTGGGCCACCGTCGCCCCGGCCGACGTGTGCTGGTCGGCCGCCGCTGGTGGCCCGGCCCGCCGCCCGTCGGCCCCGCAGTCCGGTTTCATGTGGGCCCTGTACCGGAACCCCCCTGAGGGGATGAAGTCCGCGTCGTGGAACGTCGACGGCGCGTCGATCCGGATTCACACCCCGGACGGCCCGAAGGTCCGGACGATGTCCGAGAAGTGGGCGGTCGTCGACGCGTGGCTGTCGACCCTGGCACCGGTGGACCGTGAGTGGTTCGCCGACCACGCTCACTGGTTCGCGAACGCCGCCACACCACCGGCCGCCCGGGTACAGGCCGCCGCGACCCTGCTTGCCCGCCTGGAAGAGCTGACGGCACCGCCGGGGGAGTCGCTGACCCTGTTCGATGATCTCGACTACTCCGGCCATGCCTGAGGGACCCGCCGACGGTGTCGAACCCGTCGGACTGTTCGAGTGGCAGACGTTGATCCGCCGGTGGCAACCGACCGACGGTGCTGAGAAGCGCGCCAAGGCGACAGCCCTGTTTTTCGCGACCTATGGCAACAAGTTCGGTGGGTCGATCCACGTCGGGCAGAAGAAGCTGGCGCGGGTCGTGTCGGTGTCTGAGAGCACGATCGGCCGGCACCTCGAGATCCTGGTCGAGCGTGGGTTCATCGAGCGGACCCGGCGCGGCAACCGCCACGCTCAGCAAGCGGATGAATACCGATTGACGTTTCCGATCAATGGTTTCGACGGCCGTTTGCGGATGCTCGACCCGTCCGAGAACGGCATTATGAAAAATGATCTCTACCCGTCACCGGTGACGGGTAGAGTTGTCCCCACGGAACCGGTCCAACCTTCACCCGTGACGGTTGGACCGGCCACCGCGCCCGATGTCCAACCGTCACCGGTGGAAGGTCTAACCGTCAAAACGGAGAGTCCAACCGTCACCCATGACGGACCACCAGAACATAACCACCACCCAAGACCAGAACAGACGACTCAAGTACCCGACGTACCTCACCACCCCACGGCACGGGTCCCGATCCAAAGAAATTCCCCTCGAGGAAACTACGAACCCCAAAACCCGTATTACCGCCAATACCTCGACGATCGAAAGGCAGCCGGACGATGACACCCATCACCACCGAGCACCGGACTGTGGCTTGCGCGGCACTCGCCGTCGCCGCACAGTCCGACGGCGCGATCGACGACACGTCCGCGCACCTGATCCGAACGTTCGCCTACGCCGTCGCCACCCCGGCCCCGCCGATGACCCTCGACGAGGTGACCACCGCGGTCCGCACGCACTACGCCGTCGCCGGTGCCGGGCACCTCACCCCGCAGGCGCTGATCGATGCGGTCCGCGCCGAACGTCTGGCGGCCGCGAAGGCCGCCCGGCTGACGTCGAACCGGCCACCGGCACCGGACCCGGTCGAGGTCGCCGCCGCCACGGAGTACCGGCGTGCCGTGCGGTCGGTGCCGTGCCCGGAACCGGGTTGCGGTGCCGCTGTCGGTGCCCCGTGCATGAACCCGACCCGCGACCGGCCGTACCACGGCCCCGGTCACCTGTCCCGGGCCCGTGCTGGCGCACCGGTGGACCTGTTCGCGGCCGCCCGGTGATCGGCGACCGACGGACACCGATGGTCCGCAAAACGCCGCTCAAGTCCGGCGGGCCGTTGCCGGCGGGTAAGCCGCTGGCACGGTCCGCCGGTATCGGCACCAGCAAGCCGATGTCCAGGGCCCGCACACCGCGGCTCGAGTCGTCCCGGGCCGGGTGGCGGGAGATCTGGCCGGCCGTGCAACGCCGTGACCGGTCGGTGTGCGTCATGTGCGGTCTGGCCCCCGGGACGACCCAGCATCACCGCCTGCCCGGCGGGATGGGTGGCACGTCGAGGGACCCGAAGGCACACACGTTCGCCCGGTTGATGCTCGCGTGCGTGGTCTGCCACAACTACACCGAGGACCACGGGACGTGGGCTGAGGCCCGCGGGTGGAAGATCCGCCACGGGGTGCTCGGTCCCGCCGATGTGCCGGTGTTCTACGGCCACCAGGGCACGTTCGGCACCCGGTGGGATTGGGTCTGGTTGTCCGATGACGCCCCGAAATGGTCGCTGTGCACCGACGATGAGGTCGCAGACCTGCCGGTGATCGACCTGGCAACCGTGTCGGGCCGTCACGTCCTGTTCAACGGCCGTGACTCCGGGCGTTTACAGTGAGCGACATCGCCGTCCGTGAGGAATCTGTGAATGACTGCTCGAGCCTGCCCGGCGTGTGCCCGCCGGTACACGATGGTGATCGCCCCCGATTGCCCGATCTGTGCCGGGGCCGGGACGTTGACGCTCGGTCGGACGGTCGCCCAGTACGGGGCCGAGACGGTGTCACGATCCGTCGAGTTGACGCTGGAGCTGGCCGCCCGGGACGTCATGGCCGCCGGCGGAACGATCGACCAGGGCCGCGCCGCACTGTCCGCCGCGGTGGCGAACCTACGCCGGGTCGGGCTGTTGGGCACCGAACCGACCAGGCCGCCCGCGGGCCGCCTCACCGTCGATGTCGTCAACGCAACAGCCGCGGCCCTCACCGACGGGTACCGCCCGGATCTGCCCTACGCTGTAGACGCTCCACCGCTCACCCCGTACCGCCCGGACGATCGCCCGCACGCCGCCGGAACGATCCCCGGATTCAGCAACGCAGGTTACATTTCGTCGATGACCCGGGTCAGTGACCCGCTGGACATCGCGACCCGCTCAACGCAGGTGCACGCCGCGCAAACGGCCCGCACCGAGCAACGAGCGACCATCCTCGCCGACGCCGCGACGAGGATTCAACAGACCCGAAAGGAATGACCGTGAGTGCTCCCCACGATCACCCGACCACCGCCCGACTGTTCCCCAGGATCGCCGACGACGACGTCGACTACGGCTACCAGCTCACCCCCGACAACCTGCTCACCGTCGGCACGTGGGTCGCCGAAATGGACGAGGCCGCCGAGGTCCGCGCGTTCGCCGGCGACGTGTTGCAGATCAACACCCAACGCCCGGCCGCCCCGGGTTCGTACGTCACGATCACCATCCCCGAGGCTATGGCCCCGTATTTCGACATGGTGGAAACGATCTGCTACCCCGGCACCGCGACCGTCTGGGAACAGGCCGATTTCGAGGCCGCTCACGTGATGCCGGGTGACCGGTGAGCGGGCTCCGCCCGTACCGGATGCGAACCGGCGATAGCCTGCTGGCCCTACGGGTGACGTCCGAGCTGTCGTTGCTCGCAGCGAAGGGAATCGCCACCCGCTCCGGTGCGCTCGCGATGACGTGGCACCACGCGCACCCAGCACCGTGCACGCACACCGCCCACCTGACGATCCACTACGGCGTGGCCGAGATTGTCATCCCGGCCGGTGACTACCTGGTGCAACACCCGGACCGGCGTCTCGGTGCGCTGTCCGTCGAATCGTTCCGGCAGTCGTTCCCGCCGGCGCTGAACCGATGACCGTGGGGAGACGCCGCCGGTACGTCTACCGGCTGATCACCGAGGAACTGCCACCGCTGGACCCGGACACCATCGTCGGTCCGGCGGTCGGCTCACGCCGCCACTATCTGACCCGGAAGGCCGCGAACACCCGGGCCGACCTCGAGACCCGGAACGGCGCGAAGGTCCGGGTCCAACGGTCGAACCCGATCACCTGGCCGTGAAGATCTCCGACTACCCGCCACCGTGGACGGGCCGGAAACCGACACCGGGCCAGATAACCATGGCCCTGGACTTGCGCGAATTGCACGGCCCCGAGGTCGACGCCGCCCTGTCGGTGCCGGAACCGACGGTCGACCTGTGGGAGACCGGGCAGATCGTCCCGAGGTGGGTCGACCTGCTCGCCCTGGCCGAGCTGACCGACTTCCCCGTCGCGTTTTTCTTCCGAAAGGAATCGCCGCGGATCACGTCCGGGTTCATCTGTGGACCCCGGAAATGCGTGTCGCTGTCCCCGCCGGCACCGATCGCCCCGGTGATCCCGCTACGCCCCGAGAATCGTCCTGATACCCACCCGAACACCCTGTTCTGACCAACCGAAAGGCACCAACACCATGCCACCCACACCCCGCACGGGCCCCGATTCCTCCCCGCCGCCCGAGACACCCGCCGAGTGGAACGACCGTAAGTTCGCTGACCGGGTCGAGCTGCTCCGGTCACTGCTGATCGGTCGAGTTGGCCCGGACGGTCAAGATCCGAGGTACCTGCTCGAGGCAATCAGCGCGACCGCCGAGATCTGGCGGATGAAGTTGGCTCAGTGTGAGGGCCGGGTCCGCGAACTCGAGGAACAGCTGGTCGCAGCCGACGCCCGGAAGGACCCCGCCGGGTTCGGCACCGATTGGGCGTTGCTGGACGCCGACCTCGAGGCGATCTGTGCCGTGATGGATTTCGACGAACCGTCCGAGGTCGATCGGGCCGCGATGGCCGCGTTCGACCGGCTCAGTCGGGCCCTGACTGGCCGCCGGGGCCCGTTCACGACCCGTTCGACACCGTTGGAGCGGGCCCCGTACATGTCGGGTTCGAGGACCGCGGCCGAGATCGTCGCCGTCGTTCACGGGCAACCGGCCACGGCGAACGGCCCGACGCCGTGTTGTGGTCTGGACCCGTTCGGTCTGCCCACCGGTGACCGGATCGCAGTCGGCCCCGAGGCCGCGAATTGCCAGGGCCGGCCGATGACGTTGAACGTGTCGACGTCGATCGACCCGCACGTCCTCCCCGCCCTGGCGATGCTCGAGGAGGCCACGCGGGCCGTCGCCGAGCTGGCGAAGTTCGAGTACCCGCGGTCGGCCCCCGTGATCGTCCTGGCGACCGGTGACGCCCAGGAGAACGGCGACGCTGTGGCCCGGGCGAACCCGAAGGGTGCCGGCGTCATCGTGATCAACGTGCGGTCCCGCCGGCAGGCAGTGTCGACGGCCGCTACGGCCGAGATCATGCGCCGTTGGTTCGAGGACGATCTCAGTAACCCGTGACTCACCCGATGATCCGCGGCATGGTCCCGCGGCACCCGAGATTGGAAACAGCTATGACCGACACACCGATGATCACACCGGCGAAGTTCTGCCGGCGGCCGACGACGGCCACCATCGAGGCGATGCAGTGGCACCCCCGGTCGTTGATGGACGGCCGGATGAACGTTTGCGCGTGGATCGTTCAACACACCCCGAACCACACAACACACCCGCACGCCGGCGCGGGTGATTCGTTGCGCCTGTTCGTCAACGCGAACGATTCGTGGATCACCGTTCAACCCGGGCAGTGGATCGCCCGCGACGAACACGGTTTCTACCCGATCCACAACGACAAATTCCGCGAATCCTGGCAACCCGTCGGCGACGCCCAGGACCAGCCCACGATCATCGGTGGATTCATGGCCGCGGTCGACGCCGAGGGCACCGACGCGTGGATCTCCGTCTACGGCCACCCCGTGATCCTCCCCGGCCTGGACCTGCCGGATGAGACGACGGTGCTGGTCCCGTTCGGCTCCGATATGGAACCGTTCCGGGTGCCGTTCCATCACCTCAGGGTGATCAGAGCTATCGGCGATTTCCACGGCGGTTACCTGGACTCCGAGACAGGGTTGCCCCTGTACGCCGTCGACGCGTTGGCCGACGAACACGTCTGCCAACGGCTCACCGTCCCGCCGGCATTCGAGCCGAAGGACCACCAGGGATGATCGGCACCGTCGAACTACCCGTGAAGGTCGTCGGTGTCCCGAACATGCGGCCGGTGAGGTTGCTCGTCAACCACACCGTGTCGTGGGACGTCGACGCCCCGGAACCGACCTACACCCCGGAATCGGGCAGCGGGCACATATTCGTCCCGTGCGATGACACACCCGGTGAGCTGGTCTATTGGGTCACGACAGTCGGTGGATTCGCCTACTACGCCCCGGCGAAGTTCTACCCGGTCACCGGGTACCGCCGGCGGACAATCGCACCATCGGTGATGAGCGGTTTCCCGCCGCAAATGCGGGCCGATTTGGCGCAACACGAGCACCAGCGGATGCACTCACAGTTGGTCGGGTGGGCACTCGCCCACGATTTCGCCGGCCATGGCGTCCTGTGGTCGACGATGAAGCTCACCGAGGACCAGGACGACGACGACATCGGCGTAATCCGGATGACCCTGTCCCTGACCGTCATCGCGGACAAGACGAACCCGGACCTGTTGTCCACGATCGACAAGATGCTCGGATGATCCGGCCGGCCACCGCGGCCGGTGTCCCCGGCTACGGTGGCCGGCCCCGGCACGGTTCGACCACCTGGCACGTCCTCAACCGCACGCCCCGTGAGCACGTCCCGTTGGATCTGTGGCCGGATGTCTGCGGGTGGGACTATGTCGCGTGTGCCGATGAAATTGGTCAGCTCGCCGCCCTGATGATGGAGGAAAAATGACCGGCCCTGTTCACCTGCCGTGGGAACCGGTAGACGACCCCACACGCCTATTGCCGGTCCACGAACCGGTGTCGTCGATGTCGGACCTATTCGGGATGCTGCGGTCGATCACGCACGGCCCACCACCGCCCCGCCCACTGTTCCCGCTACCTGAGGGCCCGCCACTGTTCGGGCCGCTGTCGAACCTGGCCGAGTGCGCCCGGGAACGGTTCGAGCGGCACCACGCCGACATCGTGCGCCGCCTGTTCCGCACCAATACCGCCGCCCAGTTCACCGTCGCCGAGGCCGCCTGGACACCACCGCTCACCCTGGCAGCACTGAACGACGCAATCGCGAAGGTCAACCAGGCAGGCAGCACCATCCGGTCTGACCTGTTCCATCACCGGGTGATCGCCGCGGTCCGGCCGAAAGACGAACCAATCCGGCCCCTGACAATCGTCGAGCTGAACAATGCGATCCGGGCCGTCGACGGCAGCTACCGCCGCCCCGCCGCGATCCGGATGCACCCCGACACCATCGCCACGTTCACCGTCGAAACAGAGGAACGAACCCCCGACAACCCGGCGCTACGGGTGTTCGGAATCCCCGTCCGAACCGACCCCAGCCTGCCCCCCGGAACGTTCAAGATCGAACCCGCCGACCAGGACACACCATGACCGAAGAGGACAACCAAACAACGGGACAAACACCCCCCGGCGGTCCCCAGAGGCCGTCGAGTCGTCGTACCCGTGTGGGTGGGGATGAGCCGTTGCCGGGTTCGAGGTTGATTCACACTGTGAAGCCGGGTGTGAAGCGGGCACCACGCCGGCGGGCGACGACACCGCGGGCCGCGACGATCCGGATCAAACAGGCTGAGGCGTTGCGGTTGCGGGCCGGTGGTGCGACGTACGACGCGATCGCGAAGGAACTCGGCTACCGGGGAGGGCCGTCGGCCGCGTCGAAGGCTGTGACGGCCGCCCTGGCCCGGGTGGAGTCCGACGCCGCTGAGGACCTGCGGGCGTTGCATGACATCCGGCTGGATGAGGGTTTCGCCGCGGTCTACGTGATCTTGCAACAGACCTATCCGACGCTTGACCGGATACCGGACTATTTCGAGGACGACCGGGCCGCCCGGAATTTCGTCGAGAACATGGCCGAACAGCTCCGCACGCTCGGTCTGCTCAAGATGCACGCCGTCGACCGCCTGGTCCGCCTGCTCGAGCGGCAGTCGAAGATGCACGGTCTCGACGCCCCGGCCCGAACGGAAATGATGGGCGACATCGGCCCGATGACTGTGGTGTTCGATTCGGCGATGGAATTCCCGACCGCGAAGGGATGATGACGGCATGCCCGTTCTGACGTACTCGTTCAAGCCGCACGCCCGGCAGCTCACGGCGATGTCG